CGGCGGTCGGACCGTCGGTTTCACAGGACACCGGCGGCTCACCGATCAACCGCATCCGGTTTCAGTTCGACCCTAGCCCGACCTACAGCGTCGACGGCTACGAGTGGGAATTCCGGGTGGCATCCGGCGACTGGGAATCCGGGGGCTTCCTTGACGCCGAGACCCTGACGAGCGGCGGCAAGATCCGCGGCTACCTCAGCTTCGTCAAAGAGGGCGAGACCTACGCGATCCGAGTGCGGGCGACCGCGGGCGGCTCGTCTTCCGACTTGCGAACGCTGACCGGCATCGTCGCGGGCAGCGCGACCTAAGAGGGCATCAATGGCAGCTCCGACTTTCAACCCGCCCTCTTCGGGCGGGTTTTCCGCGTTCACGGCCGAGGTTCAGCGCTGCCTGAACGCCATCGACGCAAGTGCGGTCAGCGGCAACCAGCGCAACATGCTGCATCGCCCCGGCGATTTCCCGGGCGGCTTTTCGCTGTCCAGCGGGCAGATCGTCGTCGGGAACAATTCCGATGGCGATGTGGCGCGGATCACCGGACCGAACATCCTCTACAACCTTGGCCGGATCGACCTGACCACCACTTCGGCCGAGACCTACGAGCTGCGCTTCGCCGTTCGCCGCCGCGAAAACCCTACCGACGCCGCCAACGACGCGGTCAAGTTCTGCGTCCGGTTCCTCGATCGGAACAAGGACACCGTCGTCACCCGCACGCTGCGGACGATCACCGATCTCACCACGGCATCGGGGCGGGTCTACGAGACGTTCCGGGTTGCTCGAGGCGCGGGCCTGCCGAGCGACGTCATCGCGCCGCCCGCGACCGGCGCGCCCCGCTACATGATGGCGCTGATCATCTTCGAGGGCGGCGCGAGCACCGTCACCGACGTGGAAATCCTCGGCATCGAAGAGCTTGCCGTCGATCTTACCGCAGCCGAGGAAGCCCCCATTCTTCGGAACCTGGGCCACCGCCCCGGCGACACGCCCGGGGAATTCAACCTCCGCATGGAGGGCGCTGCGGACGGCGTCGTCACGACCAACCAGAACGGCAAGGTCGTGCGCTTCACCGGCGTCGGCAGGCTTCTCAGCGAGGCCCCGCACAACATCGAAGGAGACAACCTGTATCGGCTCAACTTCGCGTTCCGCCGGAACCTAGACAGTGATGATCCGAGCAACGACGGCGTGCGGATGCGCGTCCGGTATTTCGATCGGCTAAAGGAATATCTGTCCACCGCGACCCTGCAGAGCGTCACGGACCTGACCATTGCCAGCGGCCGGCTGACCCGCGCATTTTTCGTCGGGCGCGGCGCGGGGCATCCCGATGGAACCATCCAGCCGCCTATCGGGGCGTGCTACATGGGCGTCGCCGTCGACACGTTCGGCGTATCGTGCCGGACGGACATCGAGATTGCCGGCATCGAGCGCTTGCCAGCGCTTGCGCAGGGCGAGCAGGGCGTTCCCGGCGAGACGGGCGCTACCGGCACCGCCGGGCGCCGCGGTCCCCCGGGCGCGCCCGGGTCGTTCATGGGGTTCGAACTCGACGCCACCGGATCGTCACTGCCGGGCTCGGCGAGCAATGGCGACACCTTCGGCCTCATCAGCGGCGACACCGTGACCAGCTACGTCTGGCTTGCGGGAGGCTGGAAACTCGTATTCCCGAGCACCCCGATGCACCATCCGAGCTACGGCCCTGCCGCCCCGAGCGTCTGGTCGATCCGTATCGTCGGCACGGGCTCGGTCGGCCCCTACAACATCGATTGGTCCGGGCCGATCATGCTGTTCGATCCGACCGGCGATTTCATCAGCCCCGACGACTACACGCGCACCAACGACACGGTGACGTTCGACAGCGCGATCGCCAATGCCGCCGTCATCTCCGGCATAGCCTTCGAGACCGGCGCGGGCTTCCAGGCGCAGGCGATCAGCATCACGGGCGACGGCACGGTTGGTCCCTATACCGTCCCGGCGAACACCGAGATCGTCATCCTGTTTTCGCCGGAAGGCCAGATCGCGCAGGAAGACTACACCCTGGTCGGCACTGATCTGACCTTCGACGCCGCGATCACCAACGGCGTCAAGGTGCAGGGCATCGGTATCGTCGGCACGCTCCGCAAGCAGCTGCCCGACGTGTTCGATAGCCGGGCCGAGGCGATCGCCTACGCCGTGCCGACCGGCATCGACACGATCCTGGTGCGCCACAACGGCGTTGTGCTGGCCTACAGGCGTGACGTCGACGGCGAGGCCCTGACCACGGCGGGCGGGATCAAGTGGGCTCCTGCGGGCAATCCGTCGCCGCTGCACTACGGCGCGCCCTGCAACGGGACCGACGATGACGCGCCCTACTTCTACACCTGCGGATTGGAGCACGGCCGCATCTACGGACTCGGCGCGACCTATCATTTCGAGACGGGATGCGCTTGGCCGCGGGATCACCACGTGTCGGTCATCGACCTGACCGACACGACGATCAACCTCGACGCGTCGATGGGCTTCGTGCCGGCCTTCTCAATCCTCGGCTCTGGCCTTGCGGCGGGGACCGGAGGCGCGGGCATCCTCACTACTGCGGCCGAAAACATCGCGGCCGGCGTTCGCACCATCGAAGTGGCCGACGCCAGCGTGCTGGAAGTCGGCGGCGTCTACGAGATGGCGAGCGACGAATACTGGTCCGGCGTCACGGGCGTCTCGGGGTTCGGCGTGCAGCCGAAGGGCGAGATGATCCAGATCTCCGAGATCGCCGGAAACGACATCACGCTGCTGACGCCGACGCGGGACAGCTACGACAACGCCACCTACTCGGTTCGCTTCCGCCCGCTCAATCTGCTGCCCGGAGTGACCATTCGGGGCGGCACGATCAACGGGCTCAACCAGGATATCGGGGGCGAAGAGGGCGCGCTGGTCGAGGACTATCCGACCGTCGCTCTGATCCAGTTCGCGCGCGACGTGACCATTGCCGGCATGAGCACGCGAGGCTTCGTCGCCTTCCAGATCAGGGCCTCGTTCTGCTTGAACGTCGAGGTCAGCAGCAACACCTTCCGCGGGCCGGACGTGGTGGAGGCGAACCTGCCCGAGCCGACGATCTACTGGGGCAAGGGTATCGAGGCCAGCTCCTGCGAGAGCGTCAGGTTTGTGAACAACTACGGCTGGCGTCTGCGCGCTCCGATCGACTGCCTCAGCTCGTCCACCTCGCTGATCTGCCGAGACGTGACGATCGCAGGCAACGCCGCGACGGAGTGCTGGCGCGGCTTCTCCACGCACATGGTGGAGAATCTGACCGTGACGGGCAACGCCTGGCGCACGCGAAACGGGTTCTATTTCCGCGGCAAGAACCTGACGTTCGTCGGCAACACGCTCGACATCTACACCACCGATGAAGCCTACGCCTGCGGAATAGGCCTCGCGCCGATGACCGTTGCGCACAGCGAGATCCCCGACGCGGGCCACATCGTCTTCAGCGACAACCTGATCGACTGCGGCGGGGCCACGGCGATCCGGGTCGCGACGTCGCTGCAGAGCTTCACCGCCGAGGGGAACGTCTTCAGTCACTGCGCCAGTGGCGTCCAGATCTGGGCGAAGTATGTCAAGAGCCTGCTGCTCCGGGGAAATACCTTCATTTCCAAGGAGGCGATGGACGCAGAGGCGACGAGCTACGGCGCGATCGTCACCAATCACGCCAACGTCCCACTGACCGAACTCGGGAACGTCGAGATCGCCAGCAACAATTTCGTCGGGCGCTGGGGCTATGGCGTCGCGGTGCTCGGAACCGCCTCCGGCACAGGAGCGCGGCGGATCCGGATCATCACGAACAACTTCGGCTCGCTTCGGCTGCGCGGCATCTCGTTCCAGGCGGATGGCTCGGACTACGGCAGCCACGGCAACTTCGCGGTCTCGCCGTTTGTCGATGACAACGTGATCGACGTAGAGCCCGGCACCCCTGCCGACAACCTCGTCGTCCATCCGGCTGGGGGCGGCCCTGCCGCGGTCACCGGCTCGCGCCGCATGGGTGCGCCTCAGTATGTCGCGCGGCCCGAGGTTGCGACGGCGGATCCGCTGCTTGCTGTTTCCTACTCGGCCGGGATGCGCGAGCTCTTCGCGACGCCGATCGCTGCTGGCTACGAAGGGCGCGCCTGCACCGCTCCGGGAACCGGCCTGACGCTCTCCGGCATCACGGGCGGGATTTCCAGTGGCTCGCCGACGCTCGTCGTCAGCAGCGCCGCCGACATCTTCGTCGGCTCCTATCTGACCGTGGCCGGGTCCGGCCTCGCCAGCAATACGCGCGTGATCGCCAAGAACGGCACGACGCTGACCCTGAGCGGCAATGCCGCCAACACCGTCGCCGGCGCAGCCGTCGCGCGGCAAGCCCCGACTTTCAAGGGCTTCGGCGCAGTCCAGGCCTAACCCCCTTACCTCCGAGAGGAATTACGGCATGGCAACAGGCACGCCTGTCCCGTTCGATTCCGAGGTCCACAAGCCTCAGGTCTGGAACGCCGAAACGAAGCGCCCGGAGATAGTCGATCCGGAGACGATGAACCTTGGGGGCGGCGGTGGGGATGCCGACCTTACCGAGATCACGGAGCGTGTCGAGGCGGTCGAGACGGGCGTTGCTGCGGCGGCCGGCGTGGCTGCTGGCGCGGCGTCCGCCGCATCTGCCGCCGCCGCCGCCGCTTCGGCCGCGCAATCGACGGCGGACACGGCCAACGCCACCGCCTCGGCGGCTGCCCCAAAGCCGATCTTCGATACGGCGGCCCGCTTCACGAGCGGGGATGCATTCACCGAGCTTTCCCCGCCGCAGACGACGCTACTGGCCGGGCAGGAAGGTTACGAGACCGACACGGACAAGAGCAAGGTCAGCCCGGACGGAACGACGGCTTGGGGCGACCTCGACTACCGGGAGATCGGCGAGGGCGGCGGCGGCGATGATGCTGTCGCGCAGATGAATACCGAGGTCGGAAACCCGGTCACGGAGAAGATCGTCCAAACGACCGGCTCTGGCGGGTTCAAGTCGACGTCGGCGGGCGCTATGCTGTTCGCCAACGCCGCCGAGGTGCTGTCCGAAGCCGCCCTCCCCGTGGGCGTCTCCACGCTCCACGCGATGGACCTCGACAAGGCCGGCACGCCGCAGTTCGCCGCCATCGAACTCGGGCACGCGTCCGACACGACGATCACCCGAGTTTCTGCCGGCGTGATCGCGGTCGAGGGTGTAAATGTGCTCCTGTCGGGCGCATCGTCACCCGAGTTCACCACTATTCAACTCGGCCACGCCAGCGACACGACACTTGCCCGCGTCTCGGCCGGCGTGATGTCGGTTGAGGGCGCGACCGTGCTGGTATCTGGCGGGGCGCTCGGGACGCCCGCGTCCGGCGTTGCCACAAACATTACCGGGCTGGTCGCTGCGAACCTGCTCGGAGGCACGCTCGCCGCCGGCGTGGGTTACAAGGAGACCGTAGGCGCGGACGGAACCAAATCCTCCGGCACATACACTCCGGACGCCACCACCGGGAACATCCGCACCGCGACGAACGGCGGCGCTCATACCCTCGGCGTCCCTACCGGAACCGGGACGGTGATCGTCCACTATACGAACAACGGCTCGGCGGGCGCGATCACGACCTCGGGCTTCACCAAGGTCGTCGGGTCGTTCACCACGACGAACGGGCACAAGTTCTATTGCACGATCGTCACCATCGCGGGCGGCGACAGCCTGCTCAACATCGTGGCGATGCAGTAATGCCAGGCCTGATCACCCTCGATCGGCCGAAGCTGATCAGGCCAGCCGCGCCCTATCTGTCGCGCGCCCATGTGCGCGACATCATGCGGCAGATGCGCAAGGAGGAGCGCGCAGGCCTGACGCCCGGCGGCATCGGTCTGATCGCCGGCACGACCAGCGCATCCGTTTCCCTCGCCGCCAACCCCGAGGGCATCAACTCCGACCAGATCACCATGACGGCAGGCGCAAACCGGACCGCCGGCGCGCTCCTGATCACGATCGCCACGAACTTCAGCCTGACCATCCCCGACGTCCCGGCCACATCCGGATCGTTCCTGTCGAGCCTCGGGACATGGAGCGCCAACAGCAACGCCGGGCGCGTGTCGGCCGGGATCATCCCCGGCGCATGGGACGGAGTGCTGGACGGCGACGGAACGCGCATCGCGGCGGCGGTGCTGCTGAACGCAACTGCGACCGCCAATTTCGTCTCTACCACGGCCGAGGGCTCGGGCGCGTCTTTCCCGTTCCCGACAATCACCCCGACCGGCTCCAAATTCTTGTGGCGCTTCTACTACGGCGCACAGGACGAGGTTCTGCCGGTCGTCGCTTCCGCGACCGCCAACCACGTATGCTTCGGCACTGGGTTCGGCGGGTCGCTCATCAGCTTCGCCTACCAGTCCCTGTCGTCTGGCTGGACCGCCGCGAACGGCTCGCGGGTCCTCTACGACTACATGGCCAGCGCCGGCGGCTCGGCGGCCTGATGGCGACCCGCGCGGAGCTCGAAGCTGAGATCGCGGCGCGCAAGGCGGAGGTCGCCGCTCAGCCGCGTGAGCGTGCCGCATGGCTCGATTGGGACGTGAAATACCACCGCGTCACAATCGCCGATCTTGTCTGGACCCGCCGCGGCTGGGTCGAGGCCGACATGATCGCCGAGGCGGACCGGGTCATCAAGACGCTGGAGGCCCGCGGATGACGTTCTACCTCCAGGCCGACGGCACGTTCCCGGTCCTCGCCAACGGCGAGGGCGGCGTGCGGGTGGTGCTGGTCAGCAGCCCGACCGAGCAGAGCGTCGAGGGTCGGGCGGTGCTGCGGCTTGAACGCGGGTCCTTTGCCGGCGAAGGCGGTGGCGGCTCGGCGCTCGACGGCGTTCGCATCACGGTGGAGAGCGTTCCGGGCTCGGAGACCGTGGTCTACGGCGTCGGTCACGACGGGACGCGGTTCCAGGTCCCGGTCGATACGCCGGCGACCTTCACCTATGCCGAGGTGGGGTCGAGCCCGAACTCTCCGACGCTGTTCCTCAACTTCAGCCTCAACGCGGACCTGCTTGGCCTGCAGGCGACGGAAGAGCTTGAGCTAATCCCGACCTTCGCCTGGACCGATCCGGCGGTCCCGGTCCTGACCTTCGTCAATGGCCCCTACGAGGGCGCAGGGCCGGTCCTGATCGACCTCGCGGTGGCGAACCAGGGCACGTTCCTTGACGTGATGATGCAGAGCCGCGTGGCCCCGGCGGGGCCGTGGAGCGCGTTCTTCCCCGTCTGGACCACCAGCATCCCGCAGTTCTTCGTGAACCAGCAGGTGCGCGTGCGCCAGCGGCAGCTGGATGCGGACGGAGTAACCATACAAGAGGTCTACTCCGTCGAGAGCGAGACGATCCAGACGCCGCCGATCCAGCCGCCCGTCGCGCTGATCAGCGCCGACGTCGTCTTCGCGGATGGCCTCTGGGTCCCCGAGGATACCGAGCCGGTGTTCCGCCCGGTGCTCAAAATCCCCGGCCTGGTCGACGAGCCCTACGTTGCCGGCGTGCAGTGGACGAACTCGCCCGGCGACAACGTCCCTGACAGCCAGTGGGAAGATCTTCGCCTGGCGGCCGTGGAGTATGGCGACAGCTCCCCCGCGGATTGGATGGACTTCGACGCCGATACCGAGTTCGCGCCTTTCCATTCGAACACGCCGGGCAGCAACACCGGCATCCCTCCCGAGCAGGGCGGCCCCGACTACAGCACCTACATCGAGACGAGCGCGCGGCGGAACACCTTCTGGCTGCGGTGGAAGAAGGAGCCGCTACAGCCCTGGTCGCCCAAGTCCGTAATCTTCCCGATCCCGCTCCCGCCGGACGCGCCGGCTCCCGAGGTGCCGCCGCCGGATCCGACCGCGTTCCTGTGGCGGCAGCGCCCGCGGCGCATCGAGAGCCAGACGAGCGCCACGGCGACCTTCGCCAACCCCGCGCCGACGGCGAACTATCCGCAGCACTACCCGAAAGGCCCCTACGGCGGCGAGGGGCTGCAGATCTGCTCCTGCTCGCATCTCGCCTCCGACGGCACGCTCTGGCGCGGCGGCGACATGCACGGCCTGCGCTTCTCGCTCGATGATGGCCGGACCTGGGTCTACCCGGACGCGATCGGCTGCACCGCCTACATCATGCACTCGATCACCACCGACCCGGGCAACCCGGATGTCGTGCTCGTCGCGGGCATGGCCGGATGGGACGCGCGCGGCGCGAACACCGGCGGCATTTTCCGCAGCACGAACAAGGGCAAGACCTTCACGCTCGTCGTGGCGATGAACAACGCCCTGTGCGGCTTCCCGCAGGAGAAGTGCGACAGCTTCGCGGTGCAGCTCGGGGGCGGCGCGGCCTCGCGGCGCATCCGCTTCTGGCAGTGGAGCGACCGGCTCAGCTTTCAGTCCCGGTTCCATTCGTCCAACGACAGCGGCATGACGTGGTCGTCGGTCGCCCTCGGTCTCGGGACGGAGCGATGCCACCGGCTCGAGCCGCACTCGACGCAGGGCACCTTCTACGCCGCGACGACGGCAGGGCTGCGCAAGACCACGAACGACGGCGCGAGCTGGGCAACCGTCGGCGGCATGTCGGGCAACATCACCGACCTATGGGTGCTGCCGACGAACCGGGATGTCCTCTTCGTCGCCCGCTACTCGGATGGCGTCTGGTATTCGAGCAACGGCGGGGCGAGCTTCACCCGCATCCTCGCGGTCAGCGACGTGATGAACATCGCCGTCGGCGCGGTCGATGGCGCAGGCAAGCGGACCCTTGTGGCCGGACGGCACATCTTCACGCAGCGCATCGTCTACCACAACGACTGGACCGTCGGCACGACGCCGAACACGGGGATCACCGGCAACGCCGCAACCGGCTGGGCGACGAGCGCGCAGAACGGGCCGGACCCGAGCGACAATTCCGGCCACCTCGCGACGATGAACGGCGGGCCGATCGTCCATGTCGAGGGCCATCTCACCGATCCGAACATCTTCACCACGGACGGCTTCGCCCTGCCGTGGATCAGCACGAACCGAGCTCGAAACTTCCGGGCTGCGGATGGCTATTGCGGGTCCAACCCGAGCTGCCTCGCCTTCATACCCGGGCAGGCGGGCCAGGTCGTTCTTGGCATCGCCGACGAGCTGATCCACTGGCATTTCGACTACGGCCGCTATGGGACGCGGCCTGCCTATGGCGGCTCGGCTGCTCTCGCCGCCGCCATCGCAGCGAACGCGACGCAGGGCAACAACTTCCACGGCATCACCGTCCTGCCGAACGGCCGGATCATCGCGCAGCTCGGCGGGCCGAACGGTGAGGGCTGCATCGTCTACAAGAGCGCCGGGGCCGGGGACTGGGTGACCTTCTCCGGTCAGAACGAGGCGGCCGGCGGCCTTGTTCGCGTCAGCGGCAGCGCCACCGGGGCATCCTATCGCCGGCGAGGCGGCTACCACCAGCAGAACCCCAACATCGTCTGGCTCGGGCCGAACCGCTCCACCAACGGCGGCCTGAGCTGGGGCAGCATGGGCTCGCTCGAATACGCCGCGCACTCGATTCAGAACAGCGACATCGTCTTCGGGATCAGCGGCAACACGATCATGCGGAGCGCCAACGCCGGCGCTTCCTGGGCGGCGTGGTATGCGCTCAGCCACAATCCCCGCAGCACCGGCGGCGAGCCGCACATCTGGCCGGCGCGGCACGATAGCAGCCTGGTCCTGACGACCCTGCCGAACTACGACATTCAGCTGCTCAAGGGCACGACAAGCGTTACGGCGGCGATCGACCTGAACTTGGTCGGCTCGGGCAACCTGATCCCGGACAACCCCCACATCCTGACCCGGATGGCGACGTGGTGCCCGCTGGACCCCCTGCGGTTCTATGTCGGCTATCACAATCCAGGCGGCCCCGTCGTGATCATGGGCTATTTCAACGCCGCCTATACGGCCTGCACCTGGACCGATGTCACCCGCAACTTCCCGCGGACCGTGATGGGCGTCGGGGTTCAGTGCCACCCCGATACGGGCGAGCTGTTCGGCTATTCAGGCTGCGGCGTCTGCGTCCTCGCGCCCCCGACCGGCGCTCCCGTCGGCGGCCACTACGCTCAAGCTGCGCTGCCGTTCTTCAATGGCACGGTCTATGTGCCGTGATGGGCGCGCTCCCGATCAGGTCAGGGGCCGCCCATGCCACCCGATAATCGCAAGACGGGTAGCGACCCCGACGCGGTCGCCTTCGACGCGCTCGGGCGGTTCGGCACGCCCGAGCAGCAGCATGCGTTCGCCACTGCCGTCGCCCGGAGGCAGGCCGTGACCGACGATCACACCCACCGCATCAGCGCGCTTGAGAGCGGCGTGGCGGCCGTCGTCAGCCGCGTGGCGGGGGTAGAGCGGACCCTGAGCGACATGAGCAGCGAGGCCGCCAGGAGCGGGGCCAGCATGCAGGCGCGCGTGGACACCGTCGGCGCGTCCCTCACGGCCAAGATCGACGCGATGGCGAGCGTGGTCGACGGGGTCGCCAAGAAGCAGATCACGGACACCGCGTTTCAGGCCGGGGTCGCGCAGCAGATGGCGGCGAGCGCGGCGGCGGCGGAGAAGGCGGCGGAGAGCCGGATGCAATGGCTCCGGCCGGTCTACGGCATCGCCATCGCGGCCCTTGTCGGCGCGCTCGGCTCGCTTCTGGCGCTGGGCGTCATCCAGTTCGTTCGGGACACGGCCCGCGTGCCGACGCAAGTCGAGGTCGAGGTCGGGCCGGCCAAGTAATTCCGCGCAAAGCGGTTTCGCCTGCCCGAGCGTCAACGGGCCATGCCGCTGCGGCGGCAGACGGAGACTATCATCATGATCGAATACAAGGTTCGCCCGGTCACCCGGTATGTCGTCACGCGCTTTGAGGGCCAGACCTCGAATGCCGACGGCTCGTGCAAGTGCGGGTCGTCGACCCACGGTGAGTTCGACAACTCCGAGACGGCTTATGCGGTCGCATATGCGCTTTGCCGGCTGGAGCACGAGAAGTCGGGCGAGCCACTCGACAGCATGAATTTCATCTATCCGACCGACCCCACCGTTACGGCGATGCGCGCTGACTAGGCCACTGCGGGGCGGCTTCGGTCGCCCCCAACCTTCGGAGATTGCCATGAAGGACGTGCAGACCGCGCTGCGGGCCGCAGGCTTCGACCCAGGGGGCATCGACGGGAAGTTCGGCCCCGCGACCAAGCGCAGCATCCTCGCCGCCCTAGGGGCGCTCAGGGCGTCGCAGGGCGCATCGTCGGAGCCCCTTAGTGTCGTCCCTTTCGACTGGATGCCACAGGCCAAGATGGCTCGGGTAATCGTCCACTGGACCGCTGGCGCGCATCAGCCGAACCAGACCGACAAGGCGCACTACCACATCCTGATCGACGGGACCGGCAAGCTTCACCGGGGCGAGTTCAGCATCAAGGCGAACGAAGCGCCGCAGCCGGGCAAGTATGCCGCGCACACGCTCAACGCCAACACCGGCAGCATCGGCGTCTCGCTCTGCGGGATGCTGGGCGCGCAGGAGCGTCCGTTCGAGCCCGGGCCGTTCCCGATCAACAAGGTGCAGTGGGCGAAGCTGCTCGAGGTGCTGCGCGATCTCTGCCGGCGCTACGGTATCGAGGTGGACCAGCGCACCGTGCTGACCCATGCGGAGGTGCAAGCGAACCTCGGGATCGCTCAGCGGGCCAAATGGGATATCGCCGTCCTGCCGTGGATGCCGGGCGCGAGTAGCGCTCAGGTCATCGGCGCGATGATGCGCAACGAGCTGCGCGCGTTGGTGTGATGCCCACCCGCGAGCGCCCGCCCCTGCGCAAGCTCACCCGCGCCAAGCTCAAGCCCAGCGACGGCCCGCTTGCCCGCATCGTCGCCGAGCATAGCGCGCTCCTGCCGCTCGATCGATCCTGCGGCCCGGACGGCTACAGGGTGGCCGTGGCGCTCGCGCGATGGCGGAAGGGAAATCTCATCACGTATCGGCCGGAAGGCGATTGATGCGCGGCGGGCCAGCAACAAGCGATTGGCTGATCGTGCCTAGCCCGAGGGGCGGCCCAGGGGCCTATTCGACACGCAAGACCCGCCGCAGGGGTCTTCATTTGCGCGCGGTGGGTATTGCGGCCTGCGTCCCAGCAAGACCCTCTGCCCGATACGCCGGTGCAGGTCTGGGCACTAGACCAGCGCCTCCGCGCGCAAATGCTAGCCGCGGGATGGGGCGCTAGCCCCTAGCACAACCGTCGTGCCGCCCGCCCGCGAACAATACCCCCAATCCTCTGAAACCGCAAGGAGAGCAGCCCATGGCTGACGAACCGCTAAACATTGCTGTGCAGGACAGTGCGCAGCCGACGAACAAAGTGGCTGCCGCATCCAATGCGGCCGGCGGCGTGGCGGCCGTGGTCGCTGGCGTGATGGCCGCCTACGGGGGCGATGCTATCCGCGAGATCATGGGTCCGCTCGCCCAGCAGTATCCGTCCGCAACCACCCTTGTCGTCCTCATGGCGACGGGCGTGGCCGCCTACTACGCCACCAAGTTCGGCGGTCAGGCGGCTGCCTACAACGTGCTCGACAAGCCCAACGTGCCGCTCGCCAAGGCCAACTAAACCGCTGGCGCGCCGAAACAGCGGGGCAATCCCTCTAATTCGGCGAAAACCCCTGCGCCATCATGGTCTTAGCCTTGGCGCGCCCCAAATCGGAGACTGCCCCATGAAGAAGCTACTCCTCGCGGCCATCGCCGTCCTGTCCCTCGCCGCCTGCACGGACGGCTTTCGCCTCAAGTCCGCCGACCAGCTCGCGGTCAGCATCTCGCCGAGCACCAAGGCGAAGATCGACAACTTCTGCAGCGCCACCCTCGTCAGCGACAACATGGCGGCGATCCAAGGCTATGCGAACCTCTACACCGCCTACATCCAGCCGCTGAGCGACAATCTGCCGGCGCTCGATCTCGACGGGCTCACCAGCCGCGAGCAGGTGGTGAGCGTCGCGGAGATCCGCACCAAGGCGTGCGATCTCTATGTGGCGGGGATGGTGTTCGGGGTGGTCGGCTAGAACGACAGCGGCCCAAACCGCAGCGGTGCTATCTGCGCCCGGATGCGCATGATCTCGTCGCTCTCCCGGATATACTCCGGGCTCATCTGAGCTCCGGGCGCAGGATTAAGCGCCCGGAGGCGGGCGTAAGCGGCGTCCAGTTCAGCATCGAGCCGCGCCAGTTCCCCTGCCCGGCTCTCGCTCTCGGCAGGCCCTCGATACACTGACATCATCCTCTCCTCTCCAGGGTAATCCCATGCCCTACACCGACGACCCGCACGACGCGCTATCTCGGCTCATCAACATGGCGACCGGCGGCGACCCGGAGGAGATGTTCAGTAGCCGGACCTATCGCGAGCGGTGGGATCATCCGGTGAACGTCCTCGTCTGGATCGCCGTCGATGCCTATTTCTTCAAGCTCCGCCGCGAGTGGGCGCATTGCCGGAAGGCGTGCGCTCGGGAGCGTCAGGAGCGGGCGGAGATGCCGGATCGCTGCCGGGCGGCGGGGCTTTAGACAGCGCCGCCTCAACGATCACACGGTATCTGGCGATCGTTGAGGCCCGGCTCGCCGCACTCATCGTCTGCCAGTAGCCCGGCACCAGGGCGGAAAGCGCCGCCGCAACCGCCATTTCATCCGTGCACTTCATCTCACCTCCTATATGGGCGGGGCGCTGCGGTCGCCCCAATACTCGCTTACGTCAAAGCTTCGCTTCTGCGGGTCGTGTCGAATGATGTCCCTACGCTTGATCGCCGCTGCGAGGCAATGATCGCACAGACAAAGCTCCAGCCAAGAACCGCCCTCCATGTCGAACACGGCTGATCCGTAGTGTCCGTAGGACATGAACGCGAGACCCCCGCTAGGCTGGAACGCCGCTTCCATGATGTTCGGCATTTTCACATCGCATCGGATGCAGGTGCACTGAAGCTTGTTCACCCCGTTCATCTCCTTTTTCCGGTTCCGCCGCTTCCGACACCCTCATAACACATTGATATTGCTCGGCAATGGCACTACCTCCGGGCCTACTTACGCCTTTGAATCCTTTCGGCGATTCATCCGAAAAACGACCGGATCGGGCGCGCCCATTTTTTCCAGCTTCCCCGTTGCCGAGTCCGCAGCCCTCGCGCGATCGTAGTGCTTCGAGTAAGTCATCGCCTGCTTGATGTCCTCGTGGCCCAGGCAACTCATGATCTCGTGCGGCGTGCACCCGGCCTCGGCGAGCCTGCGCCCCATCGCCTTCCTCAGCCCGTGCGGCGCGAGATAGTGGCCATGCTCGTCCTTGCCGCCAAGCCCGGCCTTCGCCGCCCAGGCGCGCACGCTGTTGCCTAGTCCCTGCGACGACCGCACCAAGCCCGCGTCCGTCTCCAGAAACGTCATCCCCGTAGACCACCGCAGCGCGGCCGCCAGCGGCGGCAGAATGGCCAAGTCGACCCGAACGCCTGTCTTGTTGCGCCGGTAGAAGATGCGGCCTCCGCGGACGCTTCCGGGGCCGAGTAGCACAACATCGGACGCGGCAGCTCCTGTGTAGAGCATCAGCACGAGCGCGCGGTGGGGCAAGGTATCCGACCGGTAGTGGGCGAGGAACGCCTCGATCTCGTCCTCGCGCCATGCCCGGAAGCCATCCGGCTGCGCTGGGGGTAGCTTGCCGATTTTCGCCGCGACGTTCTCGCGAACCATCTCCAGATCGACGCCGTATTGCAGCAGCGCTCGGATCACCTTCATCCAGTTGTTCGCCGCGCCAGGCGTGGCGCTCAGGCTGTCCCGCATCTCGAGCACGTTGCCACGCCGCAGCTGCGCGACCGGGATTTTGCCGTTCAGCGCCGCGAACTCGGCCAGCACCTTGTCGTTCTTCGCCTTCGTCGGATCGGCCCACGCGCGGAACCGCGGCGATTGGCGGAACTTCTCGACCAGATCGGAGATTGACCCCGGCTCCAGCTTCCCCCGCCGCTTCACTTCCGCGCCCGCCACTGATGCTCTTCGACCTTCGCCACCACCGCCCCCCGCTTCGCCGTGATCACCAGCGTCCGGCTGGTCACCCTGACTACCGCATCATCGGCGTCCCCGCCAAGCAGGGCGCGCACGGCCTCTACGGCGGCGGCAAGCTGCGGGGTCATGGGCTGGGCGACTGAACTAGATCGACGCGCGTCCCGTCCGACTTGACGAAATAGACGCGCTCCCCCGCCTCGACGCGATCCATAATCGAAGCCAGGTCGCTGACGGCGGCCTCGAACATATCGCGCCAGAACTTCCGCTCCTGCTCCAGAAGGAGGAGCCGCAAGCGGTCCTCTGCCCTTTGGCTGTAGCGGTCCGGGTCTTGAATGTTCTCGTGGCTCACCCCTGCCTCCCCAGCGCTTCGGCGACGCGGACCCCAAGGGGTGAGAGCATCTCACCAACCTCTTCGCCGTTCGCCAGCCCGCTCGCGTAATCCCACGTGCGGGGCACGATCTGACCGTCAGGCGTTATCGCGGCCCAGCAAGTCAGGCCTGCCCGGTTGGCCTTGTATCCGACATTTCCGCGTGCGCGCTTCGCCGCCCCCTCTTGCTGCAGGGTCAGCAGCCACCGCTTGACGCCAGGCGTCAGCTCCCGCGCGATCTTCTCGGCTTCGGGGTCCGTCATTCCCGCTCTCCCTGGTCCTGCGCGCGGGCAGCCTCCGGTAGATCGCGGCGGCGCTGGTCCTTCCGGCATGTTCCTGCGTCGGCCTCTCGGGCGGTCGCGGCATACCAGCACCCGTCGAAGCCCTCCGTCGTTGCGAAACCGTCCTCGGCGTGATCAAACCACGCGCCGCACTGGTCGCACCAGAACAGGCTGCTGTCGGCCGTCGCCGCGTCGAGCAACCGCTCGTAGTCGGCGCGTGGGATCGTCACAAAGCTCTCTGCGTCACCCATCGCCGTCCTCGGCCTCGGCGTAGGTCTCGCGCTCGACCTCGAAGGTCTCGTCGCGGAGTTCGCCGGCTGCGGTCCTATACGTGACGGTGATTTTCCAGAGCATGGGCGGGAGGATAGGACGGCGAAGGTCATGCGTCGATCCCATCACGGAGCCCGGCAAGGATGCCTTCGAGGACCGCCATGCCTTTGGGCTTGCGGATGCGGTAGCGGATGAGCCTGCTGGTTCGCAGGGCGTCAGGAGCAACGCTATGCCAATTCACCCAGCGCCAGCACCCCTCGTCCGCCGCTTCCCCTTCCGCTTCGAAAAAGCGGCCAGGCACACCCTCCAGAACGGCCTTTACCCAAAGCCCCACGCACGGACAGCCTTTGCCGTCATGTTCGACCCAAGGCCCCCACTCCCCGCTCACCCCTGCCTCCCCAGCGCTTCGGCGACGCGACGGCCGAGGTCGGAAAGCTCAAAGCATTCGCAGGAGTATTGCCGCCTGATCGCAAGGCCCTTGCGCACCAAAGCGTTGAACACGCGAGTTTGCCCTGCCAGTCCTTTTGTTGCCTGCGATGCTGTCGCCACCATGATCGACAGGTGAAACTGCTGCGGCTCCGTCAGATCCCGCGCGATCTTCTCGGCTTCGGGGTCCGTCATTCCCGCTCTCCCTGGTCCTGCGCGCTGGCGCGGAGAAGGCGCTGAACTGCGGGGAAGTGGTCGGCGCCGCACCTGCCGCACTCCCATCCGGTGTCGAGGCTGCCTCCGCACTTGACGCAAGCTCCTTCGTCAATGTCGAAGCCTGCAGGCAGGAGGAATACGATGTGATCGGCCCACGCCTGAGACGGCGGCCTGCGATCAGCACTCATCGCCGTCCTCCTGCGCGCGGGCGAGATGGGCGGCGAGGGCGCTTACATTCTGCGCCATTCGCCCAAGCCGATCCATTTCGGCTATAGTTGACGCGCGCGATCGCTGCCGAGCATCTTCCTCCTCTGGCGTCAGGTCGGCGATTGCCTTCCACATGAAGGCGTGCGGGTGAACGCCATAGGCCTCCACATAGGCGAAATCGTAGGGCCATTTACCGGGGAAGTGGCCTGTGAAGATGCCCGTCGAGCCGAACTCGATCGCGGCGAAATCAGTGCCGTCCTTGGGGCAATAGCTGCCGTCCCGCCACCCAAGCTCGCGCAGCCGCTGCTTGCCGCCGCAGATGGCGTTGAGGGCCGCCGCGGTGTGCGGCAGGCGCGCCGCTAGGGCTGCCCGCGCCGCCTCCATGGCTTCCCACAGCGCCTTGGCCTCGTCGTGCGTCAGGGGAACATGGCTCCCGTCTACCATTGTCTTGTGGCCGGAGAAGCGCCGCGCGTCGTCAGCTTCGGTCATGGGCGGGGATCCGACTGCAGATACTTCTCAAGCTTGGCTTCCTTCTTGGTCGCCGCGTTCTCGATCAGGACCGGGTTCAGTATGCCGCCTTCGTCCGTCAAGCGCGCGAGAACAGCAATCAAGTCGCCGATCTCATCCGCGAGCCGCTCAGCGTTCGTGTGAGGCTGGCCCGGCTGGACCTCGCTGACGCCGAAGCGCAGCGCCTTGCTGGCGCGCTGGGTAACCTCGGCGCATTCCTCCATGAGGATCACCAGCAGTTCGCGCTCGATCCCCTCCGGCAGCGGCTCGGGGCTGATGAAACGATCTTCACGCATCGCCGCTCTCCTCGGGCGCTAGGGCCATGACGACGAAGCCCGTCTCTATGCCGAGTTGCCCGCCGGTCAGGATGTAGGAAATGCGCCGGCGGACCGTGTCGGCAGCGCCGGGGATGACGGTGAACCTTCGCTGCAGGTATCCGATAGAGCCGGTGATGCTGTCGCGCCCGAACCGCCGCAGCACAAGCACGTCGCCCTTCTGGAAACCACGATCGTCTCGCCTGGACTCGAAATTCTTCTCGCCCGAGGCCAGCGCGTCGAAGTAGGCCGTATCCACTTTCAGTTCGTGCTCACGCATCGCGGCTCTCCTCGGGCTGGGGCGCGGCGCCACGAAAAGCTGCGTTGGCGCGGTCGACCGCGCGATCGAAATCGCCGACGCGCGTTAGGAAGAACGCATCGGTTTCCGCCTTGGGCGTGATGCCGGCGTATCGTCTAGCGTATTTGCGATACGCGCTCGCGGCTGCGGCGAGATTGGCCGCCGCGTCTATAAGCGACTCGCGTATGGCGTCACGCTCGGCCTCCGCTTTCATGCAGGCATTCAAGTGACTGTCACCGCGCGCCTTCGCCACTTCAATCTCGGCACGAACGACAGCCAGAACCCGGCGCATCGTCTTTCGCCCATAGTCAAGGCCATCGACGCCAAGCCCGAGAAGGGCGTCCTCGCGCGAGCCGCCGTATCCGGCCACCACCATCGCGTCGATCAGCTTGTCGTCGCTCATTTCCCACTCCCGCCGCTCGCGCCGTAGGCCAGTCGATCCTCGACGCCCGGCAGCAGCCCCTCGTTCAGCATCGCCACCGCCTTTCGGTGATCCCGATTGTGCGTCGCGAGCAGCACGGTGGCGACCAAGTGCTCCAGCGTAACCAAGATGCCGGCCTGATCCTGTTCGGGGTCGCGCCCGTCGATTATCGACCTTGCCGCTGCAAACGCGCGCTGAGTGTCCTTCTGCGCCTCGGTCATTTGCGGCTCTCCTCGGGCTGGGGCGCGGCCGGCTCGCGGACATACGGCCCCGGTGGCAGCAGTCGATCCAGAGCGGTGATGTATTCGTCGTTGTCGATCTGGAACCAGTCCCCGCTCTCCGGACGCCTGTCCGTGGCGTAGAGGCGGTTGGACGTCACCATCGCGTGGCGGATGTCCTCCAGCGTCTTGCGCCAGTCTGTGGGCTGGGGCGCGGAGGCGAGGGATGCGGTCAGGGCGGCGCGCATCCCTCGTATGGATAGTCCACGATCTACCTCCGCGTAGGTCTTCATTGCCCGCTCCACCATCTCGTCGGTGACCTCGGGAGCCTCCCGCAGAGCGCCTTGGGCGCTGAGGGCTTCGTCTATGCGATCCCTGACCGTCATGAGCGCGGCGAGCTTTCCGCCCTCGATCCGGCCTTGCAGGTCTCGCGTGACCAAGCCCAACAAACGGCGCGCCTCCACCAGTGCGTCACTCATCGGTGCGTCAGCGCCCTTCATGCTGGATGCTTCCGCCATCCCCGATGAACATCCAGTAGTGGTCGTTCACCGCGGCTTCGATCATGGCAGGGGACACACGAAACGTTAGCGCCGCCGCTGCCACGGTGCTGGTCTCCGGGTTGCAGATGCTCCACACTTGAACCGCAATGCCCAAGCTGTGGAGCACCAGGCCGGTCTGCTGGCCGTCCTCATCGACCTCGTGTTGGTCTGGGAAGAGGCCGTCGTTCAGTTCGTCACTCATCGGTGCTGTCTCCGGAACGGTCGGACCATCAGAAGTTTGGTTCGTCGGGGTCGTCCCCCTCCTCGGTCTCGATCTGTGGAACTGGCCGATACGTCACCGGGCGGGGCGGGCGCGGGTCGCGCGCCGCATAGTGGTCGCGCGCGACTTCCTCCGAGATCGGCCGCAGCGCGTAGATCGACGTGGCTCCGTAGTATTCGGTCGCGTAGTCCTCGCCCTCGGTGGGGATGTCGATCCGCAGCATCATGCCGCCGGCGATCTCTTCCTCGCGCGCCAAGCCGATGCGCTGGCGATGGCCCATGATCTCGAGCAGCGTCCAGCCGAAGTCGCGCGGCGTTTTGGTTTTGTCGTCACTCATCGGTGCTGTCTCCCTCGGGGGTGGTGGATAGGGCGCGACGAGCGCGCCAAAGATCTTCCCGCTCGATGAGGCGATGCCCCGTGCCGGTCTCGAACCGGAACGGCCCCGGAGTGTCGCCGATCGCCCGGTCAGCCGCAGCAAACGGTCTCAGCGCCTCCACCAGCCCAGCGATCCGCGCATCCCTCTCGGCGAGGGCGGCGAGCAGGAAATTGACCTCGCCCATGAGGCGAATGATTTCCGCGCCCCGCCGTTCGATCTCGTGCATGGCGGCTTCGGCTGCGTCGCTTAGGTCACTCATCCATCATCTCCATCACGCATGCCTCAGCGCACTGCCCAAGCAGCCCGCCGGCGACGAATGCCTGGAGCGTCCAGGCGGCGAACACGACCGCGAGCAGGCCTGCGAGGCTGGCGGTCCAGATGGTGCGGGTCATGATGCCACCACGGTGCAGATCGTTACCGCAACGATGATCCAGAACACCGGCCAGCGGATGATCTCCGCCACCGCGTCTATGATCGGCTGGATGGAGCAGCGCGGCTTGTCGGTCACAACTTCGCCCCCTTCACGACTAGAAGTCCCTCGGCGAACAGCTGCGTCATGGTCTCGTAGAGCGCGCGTAGCCGGTCGTAATCGGTGCAGCCGAGGTTCATGCCCTCGCGATCGTGGCAGTTCGAACACGCCCGCACGCCCATAAAGTCCGAAGGCTTCTTCGCGATCCCGAGCGCCCATTTGCCCCGCAGGTGAGCGTGCACCGTGGTCTCACCGCCGCCTAGGCAGCCATCCAATCTCAGCGTGCAGTCCTTGCCGCGCGCGCTCTTGCGGATGGCCTCGGAGACGACGGTGAAGCTTTTCGGGACCGCGTTCATGCCGCCACCTCGCGCCGGAGCGCGATCATGAGGTATCCGCGAACCGGATGGTGGCGCGCGTCCAGCCAGCGCAGCCCCGAGGCGATCTCCCGATAGGACATTCCGGTTTTGACGTGGATGTCGTCCACCCCGTATCCCTCGGTGATCAGGTCAAGAATGCGGGCCGGGGCGATGGGCTTGGGGATCACCGGAACGCCTCCTCATACCGCCGGCGGTCGATAGTGAACGCGACGCCGTGCTTCGCGCCGTAGGCGAAGGCGAACTCCAGACAGAGCGTCATCTGCGCGACGGTCAGGTGCGACGACCGAAACCCGATAGGAAACGCGCCCGAGCCGTCCAAGCCGATCTCGAAGCGGATTGCGTGGCCGGTGGCGTGGAGGATGGCGTCGCGCCAAGTCTCCTTCGTCCACTGGCGGCCCTCGGGTTTCGCCTCCTCAAGATCGGACATGACTTCCCAGAACAGATTGTTCTGCTCGACGCTGCGGGTGCGCTGCTTGATGCTCACCACCGCGCCATGCGGTGCCTGCTCGACGGCCTCGATAGCCCGGCGTCGGTCGCGCAGATCGCGGAGGGTGATCGGGCGCATCAGTCGTAGACCGGCTCAAGGTCGGGCTCGTTCGGGAGCCCGAACGGCGTGCCGTCAGGGATGGCGAGGATTTCCGCCTTGCGCTTCTCCTTATCCCCCTCGACCGCTGTGGCGATAGCGGGGTGGTCTCGGTAAAGCCCGGCCCAGACCACCTTGAGCGTGGCGAGGTCCGGCGCGGTCTGAATTTGCGTCCTGGCGGCTTCGATCTGGAACCCGGACACGGCGCGGCTGTCCGCCGATATTGCCACGCGGGATGGCTCGCGCTTCGGCTTGGTGTCGTCCTCGACGTTGGCGCGGGTCTTGTCGTAGAGCGCGAGGCCGAAGGGGTTGCCGAAGGTCATCAGGGCGCGCTTTGTAGCGTCCGTCTCTGCCTCTTTTGCGGCGCTCTCGTAGGCGTCGCCCAAGTCCTTCGCGATCCCGGAGCCGTAGCCCGTGCCGTCGCGGAAGATGCCGCCGACCGTCACGCGGACCTTAGCGATGAAGGCCACGCGGTGCTTGTCGCCGACGATCTCGGCGCGGACCTCCCGCATCTCCAGCGTCTCGCGTGTCCACCCATCCCAGCCGAAAATCCGGTTGGCTTCGGAGAGCGCGTCCCAGCCCTCGATGTAGCTCAGGGTCTGTCCTGCCTGGGAGCGAGACTTGACCCTGGATTGAGCGAGCGGCTTGGCGAGCTCGCCGGCGATCTCTTCGCGGTTCATGCGTATGCCCTCGGGTTCTCGCGCCGCACCCGCTCGCCCCATGCGGCGGTGGCCGGGCTGATCTCTCCGCGCCAGACGAGCTCGTGCGCCTCGGCCAGGGTCAGGCGCTCCTGGCGGGCGATGACGATCTCGCCGTCAGGAAGCAACTTGGCGTCCTCCGGGGTGAGGCGGTCATTCATCTTCGATCACTCCGTGCGCCTGAAGGCGGGCGTCCAGCGCGCTCCCGAACGCCTCCAGACGACGGCGAAGCTGCAGCATGTCCTCCAGTCCATCGGCCGAGAACGGATCGCCCCGACGCAAGGCGGTAGTGAGCCGTTCGATCCCCTCCAGCACCATCAGTCCGTAGGCGGTGCGAGGGCGGGTCAGGTCTGAGGCGCGGGGGAGGCCGTTCATTTCAGCCCCCACGCGCTCGCCAGCGCCTCGAACTGGTCCAGTTCCGCAGCGGTGATGCCGCCGAGCGTGAACGAGAACCGGGCGTCTTCTCGTGTCATCTCGATCATCTCCACAACGAGCCGGCGGGATGCCTCGGCCTGCGTTTCCTCGTGCAGGGCGCCGCCAGGGCGCTCGTCGGCCCAGAAGGAGCCCGGGGTGTTGCGGAGGGAGGGCGTTTCGCCAAAGGTGAGGCCGTTCATGGCGTCACCGGCGGTTCTGGAAGGGGCATCCAGTGCGTGGGATTGACCACGAAATCGTAGTCATCGTTGAAAAACGCAAACCACCACGGCGGCATCCAGTAGCCGGCGCCGTATTCGTCCACGGTTTCGTGCCATCCTGGCTTCCACGCTGCGATGCAACAGCCCTTGCCGTCGAGAAAGTCCCCGCCCTCGGCGTGCGCCGCATAATCAGTCAGCTTGCCGTCCCCAGCGTCATACGGGTCGGTAGCGTGATCGTAGTAGACTAGGACGTTTCGCCCGTCCTTCGGCGCGGTCTCGATCGGCTGCCACTCGCTCATTGCGTCGGTTAGCGCCGCGCAAAGCGCCGACGCGAGATTGTCGCATGCAGCGACCATCCCTTTCTCGGAACGGAACCACGTGCCATCGTCGCGCCAATCGCGTAGCGTTCTTGCGACAGCCCGCTGCATCATCTCACTCACGACACACACTCCCCTATCGGTCGGCTGACACCGGCGAGAATGACGGACGCCTCGAACAGATCGCGCTGGCGGTCGATCTCGCGGCGCAGTTCGTAGGCGGCTCGGCGGCGCTCGGCGGCGGCTGAGAAGATGAGCGGCCTCATGGCGCTGCTCCTGCGATGCCAGCGGCCTCGTCATCATCTGCTAGCGCCTCACGAACACGCCGCTCGTATGCCCGGATGCGCTTTTTGAGCCAGACTTCCTCCGGCCCATTCATCGCTATGGGCTGGTTGAGCATGCCGCAGCCGTAGACCGCGATGTCCTCCATCACGGAGCGCAAGTTGGCGATGCGGGTCAGGGGCGTGGCGTAACCCAGATCAGCAAGGCGATTGCGTCGGCGCTTTTCGTCATCGGAAAGCTGGTCGAACAGAGTGCCGCCGGTGGCGGCGCCCAGGCTAACAGCGGGTTGATCGTCTTCCGGCTCAAGCGCGTTCCAGCGCCGCACGATCTCCTGCGCCAGATCTTCCTGCAGTTGCCCCTCGCCAAGCTGAATTGCGAGCGGTCCGAACGAGATCACCGGCTCGCCGCCCCAGCCAAATCCGTCGCCACTGTGGACGGGGAAATGCGATAAGACCGCTTTAGGCATCACCCAGACCCCCAATGGCTGCGCGGATAGATTTACAGTCGGCGTCCACCTTGGCCGTATAGGCCTGCGCTCTAGCGTAGAGGCCGGGATAGTCCCGCAGCCCGAATGAAGTTCGGCGGGAGTCGTCCATGGCTTCCTCGGCGTAGGTCAACCCGAGACGCAGCGCATCCAGCGCTCCACTCAATGCCCCGGCCAGATCCGCATTTTTGCGGTGCACTGCGCCGTTCTCCTCCCGCAGCACATCAACCTCGCGATCGTCCGTCACCGCTTCACCTCCTCGTCTGGATCAAGACCGAAGCGCCGGCAAAGCTGACGACTGAATGTCGAGCCTAGGGCGAAGGCGTCCATAACCGCCGTCCACCGCGGATGCTTCTCACCCCTGCGACAGTCGCGGGCGCGGGCGCTGTTCACAGCACGGCGCAATAGCGCCTCGTCCGGGATTGACCCAACATCCCGCATCAACGCGCTCCAAGCGCAGCGCGCAGTCGCGCAATTTCGTCTCTTGCCTCAAGAAGCTCGCGCATCGTCACTTTGTGACTGGCGCGCTCATCCTCGATCTCAGCACGGAGATGCTCGACCTCGTTGAGGTGACCGAAAAGCTCGTAGGCCGCGGCCCCATCGAAATTCGGTGCGCCCGGCTGAGTTTCGATGAAGTAAGGCCCATGTTCCTCGCCGGTCATAGCGCGGAGCATCTCGCCGTCCTTTTCGAGTGCGCGTCGCATCTCTTTGTCCATCACCCCGCATCCTCCGGGGCGATGTGCTCGACGGTGGCGGTGGCGGCGAGACGCTCGAGGTAAAAGACGAAAGTGCGCGACTGCCACAACGCAAGCGCACCACCCGTGAGCCAAAGTGCCTTGGCCCGATCCTCACCGCCTTCCCGCGCCTGATCCAGCACGTCGAGGAACATCGCCGCCTGTGCGGCTATGTCGGCGGCGGTGATGGGTGGCGGCGTCATTTCCCCCACCCCACGATAATGCCGAACTGCACAGTGATGCTGATCATGGCGTTGATCGCCCCGAGCATCTCGGCCGGGTGAACGACGCGGGATGCGTCGGGCGCGCTGATGTGGTGCGCCCGGCCCGCCCGGATGGTCAGCGCCAGATCGGCGTTGCTCCACGCTGGCGCGGCGATGGTGCGCTCGATTGTGCGGGTGGTCATGGCCGATCCCCCAGAAGATGGCCGCGCCCTGCGTTGATGACATCGTTCCGGTAGGTCTCGCCGCTGCGCTGGCACTCCTGCCGCCACTCCCAGTCGGCCTCGGCCCGGGCCTCGAACTCGGCGACGAGATCGGCCGCGATGTTGCGGACCTGCTCGACGGTGAACTCCATTTCCTCGGCCTGCTCGCAGATCGAGGTGAGGAAGGTGTTGTGCGTGTCGGTCATGGGTTGAACTCCTTCCCGGACCCCTTGCAGGCGTCACAAGGTCCGACTAGGCGCGGATGCGGATCATTCGGGTGGCCGCTGTAGAGCGATCCCTCGCCGCCACACTTGTCGCAGTTGGGCAGCGTCTCGCACTCGTCGCACAGGTCGTTGCCAGTGAAGAAATCGCAGACCGGGCAATATCCGCTGCTACTGCGGGTCATGGCAGCACCGGAAGGTCGGGGAGGTTGTGCCACATGGGGTTGAGCCCCATGCCCTGAAAATCCCAGCACGCATCAATCTCGGCGTCATAGGCGCTGATCCGGCCCTTGTGCCAAGTCGCGATGTGCATGCCGGGCTCAAAGCCCTCGTCGGTGACGAGGTATGCGCCCGTCTTCGGGAACGTCTCGATCGGCTGCCACTCGTTCATGGCGCGTCACCGAGGGCGGCGCGGGCACAGTCCTGCATTCGGTAGACGACGCCGAGAAGGCCATCATCTCCGTGCTCGCGCACCTCTGTTGCGATGTCGGACAGCGCCTCTCGAAGCCGCGCGTTCTCCGCCTTCAAGTGGGAGAGGATGCGCGCGGCGAGATCGTCGCACTCAACGACCAACTCTTTCTCTGAGCGGAACCACCTTCCGTCGTCGCGCCAGTCGCGGATCATCGACGCAACGGTTTTCACGAGATCACCATCCGTCACGTCCGCGCCCTCCGCAGGATCAGCTCAGCCTTCCGCACCCGCTCAGCGAAGCTGTCGCCACGGAGCACGGGGTTGACGCGCAAGCCGCTGGTGATGCGCCCGCCCTCGCTGATCGTCGCGGCGTAGGGCGTGGCGTCGATGATCTCGCCCTGGGCGAGGATGTGGCTGGCGATGCGGAGGGTGGCGTAGGTCATGGCTTTAGCACCCCGAGTTGAAGCAGCCGGCCGGACGACCCTGATTGACCCCGTAGTTCGGGCTGTGGATCGCCGAGCCCTTGCGCGAGTAGGCGCTGGCTTCGTAGTCCCGCTGCTCGCTGACGGACCGGCCGTTGTTGTAGGTCTGCGTGTCCCGCTTCAGCGGGCCGGTGCTGTCGGTTCCAGCCAGCGCTGGCCCGGCGACGATGACGCCGATGAGCGCAGCGGTGAGCAGGCGGCCGGTGTAGGTGCGGCTGCCGTCGCGGACGGTGGCGGTGGTCCCGTCGCTCTCGATCAGGTCGCCGACGGCGCTGATGTGGCTGGCGAAGGCGATAGTGGCGATCATCAGAATTCCTCCGCCATCTCGCGCCGCATCTCGTCGGCCTCGAAAAGGTCCCAGTAGATTTCGGCGGGGTCGTCGGCCCCGAACTCGCGCTCGATAAAGGCGAGCGCATCACCGAATTCCATTCCGAGGATGGCGCGCTGCTGCGCGCGGGTCGGGTAGGCCGGTTTAACGATGGTGGCGATCATGGTTCAGGTGGTCTCCCTTGCTCTCCCGTCAGCGGGGTGCGTCTGCGCCGTCTTTCCGGCTGTCACCCGCTGCTCGCCGGGGTTCGCGCCGGCACCCATACCGGAAGGGCTGCGGGTAGAGCCCCGGAGGGCTCAGGCCGCGAGCGTCATGGCCGCGACCCACTTCTCGGCCCACGGTTCGATTTCGGACTTGCCTACTGCAGCCAAGGCCGCCGCCAGGACATCGGTGTCCTGGTAGGAGTAGCGGCACCCCTCGGCGCAGAGCTTCCGCACGGAAGCGATATGCGCGGCCTGCAGCGGCACGGCGGCGTCGAGGCGGGAAATGATCTCGTCGGCGGTGATCGATCCGGCGGGGCTGTAGAGACTGTAGATCATATGCGGCTCCCTTGCTCTCCCGTTTCAGCGGCCCGGCTGGGCGATCGGCGGGGTGGTGTTGGGAGCCAACATACGCTAAAGCGCAAATCGCTGTCTAGAGGAATAATGCGCTATACCGCAAATTCAGATATCGCTAACCTATGTGGCGCGACGGGCTGGCGCGAATCAGAAAATGGGCCTGACGCTAAACCGGGCGAATTTGAGAAGCCCATGGGGGGAGATTTTCGGAAAATGGGAGACGGCAGAAACGACGAAATCCGTAGCGCAATCACGGCACTAAGCAGGCCGGATCGCTCTCGGTTGCGGCAGCTTCTGGACGCTCTGCTTGCCTGGCCTACTTCCGGGGAAGGATCGCAGCCAGTCCGTCGCGCTCTCTCCGATCCAAATCGCGCACCCGATCAATAAGGGCCTGCGTCTCGGGGTCGTCGCGTTCGTCCTCAAACAAATCGAGCACATGGACTTCGAGAGCCTTTGCGATCGCCGCCAGCGTGCTCAGGCGCGGATTACCCTTGCCCGTCTCAAGCTCGGAAAGAGTTGCTGCGCGCACTTCCGCTTGGTCCGCTAAAGCCTCTTGGCTCAAGCCGGCCGCCTCACGAAGTGCCCTGATCCGTGTTCGCATGATAATTGCCACGTTACGCTAAAGCGCAAACCCAATCCACACGGTATAGCGCAAGAAGGCGCTTGACGCGTCCTTGCGCTATACCGTATGGTTAAGGGCATGACACATCCTCTCGAAAACTATCTCGAGCAGACCCGGACCACCGGACGGCAGTTCGCGGCCAAGGTCGGCGTTCGCGAGGCGACCGTCTCGGCGTGGAAATCTGGCGTTATCCCGAAGCCGGCTCAGATGCAGCGGATCGCCGAAGTGACCGCTGGCGCGCTTCCGGTGACGGCCTGGTTTCAGTCCGACCAAGGCGACGCGGCATGAGCCGGCCGATCTCTTTCTCGGGAGCGACCTATTCCGCGATCAATCCCGAAATGCCGAAGGCCGAGCGGGATCGTGCGCGCCGTAAGACTGCGAATGCAATCAAACGCGGAGATCTGGTTCGGCCGACGCACTGCGAGGCTTGCGGTGGCTCGGGCCGATATCCGATCCACGCGCACCACCCAGACTATCGCAAGCCGTTCGAAGTGATGTGGCTCTGCCGGCCGTGCCATTGGATCGAGCACAACCGGGTCAGCCGGGAGGCCAAGTTCGGTTACTACAGCCGAGATGATGTCCGCGAATACGCGCTGGCACGCCGGGAGGCTAGCGACGAGAACCGTGAGCGCAACCGCGCCGCGCACCGAGCGCGGTGGGCCGCGATGCGCCCCTATAAGCGGCCGAACCGAGCAAAGCCCGGATCGCTCGCTCTCGCCAAGCGCATGGCAGCGGACGGGGCAACCCTTACCGCCATTGCGAAAGAGATCGGCCTGACGCTCTCCGGCGCACACCGATTCCTGAAGCGCAACGGCATCGAACGTAGCGCAACGCTCAAGGACGCAGCATGAGGCGAGTGCGCAATCCTGTCGCGATTGCCAGCCCATCCGAACACCGGCGGGAATTCCTCCTTGCCGCGCAGCAGATCCCGCCCGGGGTTTCATGGCTGCTGCGCACAACTGGCCGGGGCGCTCGCGTCTCGGCCGCTTTTCTCCCTTCCGATGATCAGCCTCCCCCGTCCCCTGCGGGGTCCCTGCGCGCCCCTCTCGCTGACCCGCGCCCCGAGGCTGATCACCCGAACGGAGGAGTAGCCGCATGAGCTTCATCGACCGCCTGCAGCCCGGCAGCTTCACCGAATACGCGCGGTGGACTTCGGCCGGCCGGCCTGACGCCGACACGCTGGCCGAGGCGAAGGCGCTAGCCGCCCAGGGGCGCATCCAGATCCGGCAGCGCAAGGAATGGGACGATCTGGTCTATGAGGCGAGGCCCTGCCATGCGCGAGGATGAGATGACGGCCGCGCTCAGCGGGGCATTCCAGGCCGTCTACGGACAGCCGGTCCCGATGAGGGAGTGGAGGACCTGGCGGAACGGCAGGATACTGGAGGACCTGAAAAAGGGCCTCTCCCCGAAGCAGGTCGCCGGCAGGTGGGAGCTCTCCCACAACAGCATCAACCGGATCGCAGCCACCTTCCCAACCCTCCCAGCTCCGCGCGGACGGCGCGGGTCGCGCGCGCAGTCTGCCATGCGCCGAGCCGAGGTCGTTCGCCTCCGTGGCGAGGGCCGCACATTCACTGAGATCGCCGCGGTGGTCGGGATCACCCCCGAGGGCTGTGCGTATCTCTTCAAGAGGGGCGCGCAGGCATGAACACCTATCGCCTCGCCATACTGCTCGCCTTCGCCGCGCTGCCTGCCGCTGCGCAGCAACAGACCTGCGGACCAGCCGCACAGGTCATGCACCGTCTGGCCGACCAATACGGCGAGACGCTGCAGAGCGAGGGCTACAGTTCCGACGCCGGCATCATGCAGGTTTACGCCGCGCCCGAGGGCGAGCGGACGTGGACGATCATCGTCCTTCGCCCGGACGGCAGCGCCTGCCTCGTCGCCGCTGGCGTGATGTTCGAGCAGATCGAGTCGGAGCCGATCAAGCCGGGAGCGCCGACGTGAAAAGGATCGGGTTCACTGACGAATATCTAGCCATCGTCGGCACTCGCCGGCAGCTTGTCTGGTATCCGATCGCGCTGGTTGCTGCCGTTGCTGTTGAGGTTGCGCTGCTGTGGTGGCTGGCATGATCCGCCTCTACGCCCTCTCGCTTGCCGCCGGGCTGGCGTTCTCGGCCGCGGTGCAGGTTGCGCACTCCCACAGCTTCTATGACGCAGCCTGCTGCCACGATCGGGACTGCTACCCCATCGACAACCCGCGCGTCGATGTCCGGCCGGACGGCTACTTCGTCACCCTGTCCCCGGGCGATCATCCGCTGGTGACGCGGACCGTCACCCGCCTGTTCCGCTTCAGCGACATGGACCCCGGCAACAACAACGTGGAGCCGCGGGAGGCCCGCCAGAGCCAGGACGAGAACTTCCACGCCTGCATGGTCGGCGGGGTGATCTTCTGCCTCTACGCGCCGCTGCAGGGGTATTGAGCATGATCGCCGCGCTCTACGTCCAGGCGAATGGCTGCTACTTCGATGTGCCCGAAGTTATCCCGTGGTGTGAGAAGCGCGACGCTAGGCGATACGTGGGGCCACACCCGGTTGTAGCGCACCCACCGTGTCAGCGATGGGGCCGGTTCTGGCACGGTAGCACGCGCAAACCGCATCAGTTCAAGCTCGGCGACGATGGTGGTTGCTTCGCGGCGGCGCTGGAGGCCGTCCGCCAGTTCGGTGGCGTGCTGGAGCATCCCGCGGATAGCCGCGCCTGGGCGCACTTCAATCTGAATGCCCCGCCGCGTTCAGGTGGCTGGATCGGCGCGGACATGATGATGGGCTGGACCTGCTACGTCGAGCAGGGGCGATACGGCCACTTCGCCAACAAACCGACTTGGCTCTACGCCTGCGGAACCGACCTGCCCGAACTCCGCTGGGGCCGCGGCGAGCAGCGGCTGCATCCGATCGCCCTGGAGCGCCACGGCTACGCGAAGGCCAGACGCATCGGCATGATGGCGATGGTCGGCGGCAAGAACAAAACGCTCATCCGCGAGGCCACCCCACCAGCATTCCGCGACGTGCTGCTCTCGATCGCCGCAACGGCCCATGCGAGGGCAGCATGATCACCCTCACCCCGATCGAGACGGCCGCCCTGTCGCATCTGGCGACGCTCAGCGAGCCCTACAGGCCGCTCCGTGGCGCGGCTCCCTCTGCCACCTGCCTCGCCCGCCTCGTGCCCCACGGCCTCGTCACAGGCCAGCGGGAGCCTATCGACGCCGTCCGATGCAGGCGCAGGGAGGTGACCGTCTACAGCATCACCGTGGCGGGGCTGGCGGCTGTCGAAGCGGTGGCAGCGTGAGCGTCACGATCCTGACTGGCGACTGCCGCCACGTGCTCGGCTCTCTGCCTGAGCAGAGCGTACAGTGCTGCGTCACCAGCCCGCCGTATTTCGGACTGCGCGACTACGGCATGGCGGACCAGATCGGCCTTGAGCAGACGCCAGACGCCTACGTCGCCGAGATGGTGGCGGTGTTCCGCGAGGTAAAGCGGGTGCTGCGGGATGACGGCACGCTCTGGCTGAACCTGGGGGACAGCTACAACAGCGGAACGCAAAGCAACCACGGCAAGGGTGGGACGATGAGCCGCGACGGGCTCGCACCTGAAGACGGGTGGGCTGGGCACCGTCCGCTTGTCCCCGGTCTGAAGCCCAAAGACCTGATCGGCATCCCTTGGCGCGTCGCCTTCGCCCTGCAAGCGGACGGCTGGTATCTGCGCCAGGACATCATCTGGGCCAAGCCCAATCCAATGCCCGAGAGCACGAAGGACCGCTGCACCAAGGCGCATGAATACGTGTTCCTGTTGAGCAAGTCGGCACGGTATTTCTACGATGCGAAGGCCGTTGCCGAGACGGCCACCAACCGCCCGCCTGGATCGAAAGCGATCGACAAGCACATCGCAGTCGCGCTTACCGATCCGAAGGCGCGAACCAAGGCCAACCTCCACAAGATCAAGGCCGTTGACGAGCGGAACCGCCGCTCCGTCTGGTCTATCGCGACCCGGCCCTACAGCGGCGCGCATTTCGCGACCATGCCGCCGGAACTCGCCGCGACGTGCATCAAGGCGGGCTCGCGGCCGGGCGACATGATCCTCGATCCGTTCGGCGGCGCCGGAACCACGGCGCTCGTCGCGGACCGGTTGCGGCGTAACGCCACCATAATCGAACTCAATCCGGCCTATGCCGATCTCGCCCGAGACCGCATCAACTCAGAGGCGGGGCTGTTCGCCCCGGCGGCAGAATGACCGCCCGCCAGAAATACAACGCCAAGCCGACCGTGATCGATGGCATCCACTTCGCCTCGAAAAAAGAGGCCGCACGCTACGGGCTGCTGAAGATGCTCCAGTCCGGCGGCGTGATCCGCAACCTTGAGCTTCAGCCGAAGTTCACTTTCGAGGTCAACGGGCGGCCCGTGCTGATCCGCAGCGAGGGCTATCCGAACGGCAGGCGCGCAAGCTTCAGGGCGGACTTTGCCTATGTCGACATCGCCTCAGGCGAGACGATTGTCGAGGACGTGAAGGGCGGCAAGGCGACGCTGACCGAGGCGAGCCAGCTTCGCCGGGCGCTGGTCGAAGCGCAGTTCGGCGTCGTGGTGAGGACGGTATGAACACCCCCGAGCATCCTTTCACGGCCGATCCCGGCGGCCGAGACGATCCAGTGCGCAAGTCAACCGCCGTTGCTCGGGGGGGCATGCTATCGGCGGAACTGGATCATCCGGGCGCGGGCACGAGCGAGAACGCCAGATGGCAAGAGCCGGCCCGGCGCGCGAGGTTCAAGTATCAGCGCGCACGCATGCTCGCCCGCGCCGAGCGCATCCGCCAGATGCACGCCGCCGGCATGTCGTGGGCCGAGATGGGGCGCACGCTCCACGTGGACAGCAAGGCGATCGGCCGGCAGGCACGGGCGCTCGGGCTCGCCGCCAACTTCAAGGGGCGGGTGAGAGTTCGGTGAGCGAGGAGCAGTGGTTCAGGATGCGCCCGTCCAAGTTCATGGCTGGCTGCCGTGGCCTCAATGCCAACGAGGTCAAGGTCTACATCAGCCTGATCTGCCGCATCATGGAACACGGCTCTGCGGTCGAGGAAGACCACGAAATTCTGGCGACCTATTGCGAGATGCGGCCAACGTCTTTCGCAACTGCACTCGACCGATTGGTGCGCCTGAAGAAGCTGATCCGCACCGACGACGGGCACCTGACAAACGCGTTCTGCGACGGAGAAATTACGTGGCGCGCGTGCTACTCTGAAAATGCCAAGCGGGCCGGGCAGAAATCTGCGGAGAAACGCAAGGGAAATCAAGCGCCGACGGCAACGGATGTTGAACCGGCGTTCAACCATAAGAGAAGAGAAGAAGAGATAAGAGAAGAGGTAGGTTCTAACGAACCTACAGCGCGCAAGCGCGCCTTGTCTGCGCGTGACCATCTTGAGCCTGTGATCGGTGCGGATTTGGCGGCGGCGTTCTGCGCTCATCGCACTGCACTCAAAGCCCAGATGACCCCGCACGCCGGCAAGCTCATGGCGTCGAAACTGGCCGCCATGCCCGACCCCGTGGCCGCCGTCACGCTCAGCTTGGAGCGGGGATGGAAGGGCGTTTTCGATCCCGAGCCCGCTCAAGTGCACCAGTTTCCCCGGAGAGGACGGATTTCAGATGGCGAACGACTTGATGACCTACTCGGCGATCTCACGGCCCGTGTGTCTCAGCAGCGCCTCGAATAACTACCAGGACGAGGCGGCCTACGGCGAATGCGACCAGGCGGTGCTCATCCGCTCGCTGCGGGATCTTCTCAGCCTCTACTACCAGCCCGACGAGACGCCGCAGATGCGCGCCCGGCAGATCGCGCTGTTCGTGAAGGACATGGCGGATTTCAGCGACGACTGCGCCGGCTGGGCGATCGATGAGTGGCGGAGAAACCAAGACCGCCGCCCATCCCCGGCCTCTCTCAGGCAACTTGGGATGCGGCGCAAGCAGGAGGCGTTCGGCGCGATCAAATCCCGGCCAGAGCCGATGGTTCCGCACATCCCCTACGCCGAGCCCGATCTGGAGGAGCGGAAGGAAGTCATCGAGCGCATCAATCGCAACCTCGGTCACGTCCTGCATCGGGGCCGCTACGTCTCCCCTACATACGTCGCCGACGACGTGCAGCCGCGCAAGCCGCACTGGTCGGAGACTGCCGCACCCGATGATCCGCGATGGGCTGCTCTGCGCAAATCCCGCGCCGCCAACGCGCTCATGAACCCGGAGGCCACCGAATGAAACTCCGCGACCGCCTCCTCAAACAGCCCCCGTGGATGTGCTGGGAGAGCATCCTTAGCCCGCTCCAGCACCGTCAGGGCCTGATGCCATGCGGCATCATGGCTAGCCCGCGCACCAGCAGCGCAGGCTCCACGGCCCCCTACACCGCCGCCGAGGACCGCACCATCCGCCGGCTGCACGCCGAGGGGTGGGGCTGGCTGGAGATCGCGGTTCATCTCGGGCGGGGCCGCAAGAGCGTAGGCACCCGCGGCCGTGAGGTGCTGCGCCTGGAGCCGATCGGCCGGGGCAAGCAGGCATACCAGCGCCGCGCCGAGGCCGGCTATCCGCAGATTGGGGAGACCGCAGATGAGTGACGCACCGGATCGGATTTGGATCGATACCGTGCGCGACACGGGGGCGCAATTGCTGGTCGCGGGTGGCGTCGAGCCGCTGGCTAACGGGACTTCGGTCGAATACGTCCGCGCCGACATCGCCGCCGCCCGCGAGGCCGAACTGCGCGCCGAGATCGCCGCACTCAAAGGCACGCACGACGAGGCTGTGCGCTGGGGACAATCCATCGAGGCCGCAGCATATCGCGCGGGGCTGGAGGCGGCGGCGGACTTCTGCGCCAAGCGATCGGAACGGCTCGGCGAGTTCTGGCTTCACGCCGCTTCTGTGATCCGTGCGCTGGCGCAGGAAGCCCCGACCTTGCCGGGACAGCCTCAGGGACCGGAAAGCTCGACTAGCGCTTCTAGCACGCCTCCCAGCGCCGCTAGGGTGGTGTCTGAGTGCTCATACGAAGGCTATAGCGCGCCCGGCGACTGGATCAGCGGAGCCGGCGCGCACCCCGCCGACGCGCAAGATCGATCCCAGCATAAAGTCGGGATCAATCCAGTAATCAAGCACCGCACCGACTCGCCCGGCGGGATGATCGCGTCCACCAAGCAAGCGTTGAGCGTCGCCAAGGGCGAGACAGCCCACACATGCGTCGTGCCGAACTGTCAGGCCTGCCAGCCGCACCGCAGCGACACGGTCAACGGCAGGACCCCGGCCGAGTGGGACGCTTTGGTTGCCGCGGTCGTTCCCGGGCAGGGGCCGCTGGATCATGGGTGGGGCAAATGAGCGAGGACGAGAAGAAGGCGCTCTGGCGGCAGATCATGCCGGGCTGCGGCGAGATGGCCGAGCTGGTAGACGCGGCACTATGCGAGATGGCCGATCACTCCACGGTCGAGCCGGGATCGACGTTCGATAGCCTGGTCCTCGTCGATGGCAGCTTCAGGCTGAGCGAAGTGCTCTCGTGTGTGCTCGCGGCGCGCTATGCGCAGATCGTTGGGGATGATCTCAGCTTGCCGCGCCGGCGGTATTCCGGTGGCGACGAATGACCCCCGAGGAAATCGCCCTCGTCACCGAGATGCGCCACGAGCCGTCCGCGCCCCTGACCATGCAGCAGGAGGGCTGGCTGCTCGTCGTCATCCTCTGCGTCGTGGTCCTGGCGGTGCTGGGGATCATGGGGGCGCAGGAGTGACCCTGATCGTCGTGGTTGTCCTTGCGCTGGTGGGCTACGCTTTCGGCGGTAACGCTGCGCTGTTCGTCTCGTGCTGTCTGTTGGGGTGGTTCTTGGCAGAGCGTGAGGACCGCAAATGACCCCCGAAGCCGCCGCCCTGCACCGCCTCATAGCCTCGCTGACGATGATCGTGGACGAGGCGTCGGAGCACGTCGCGGGAGGCGTTGCGCTCGCCTACGTCCTTGGCTGGTGCGTCTATCGGGTCGAGGCCGCCACGGAAGAACAGGCCGAGTCGGTCGAACTAGTCGCGGGTTACGTCGTCGGTCAACTGGAAGAGATCTGGAGGATGAACTAGTGCCCACCATCCCCATCCTCCCTACCGACGACGCCGAACTGATCAAGCTCAGCGAGGAGCAGATGCGCATCCTGATGCGGCGAGGAGACGAGAAGTGAGCGAGACCGAGAAGGCTGAGATGCTAGCGGAAATAGCGCGGCTCCATGCGCGCCTGGAGGACGACCACGTCTATCGGATCAACCCGGAAGATCCTGACGGTGAGATGGTCCGTGAGGATGTTGCGCCCGGCAGCATCCCTGATGGGATTGAGGCCCGTGACGCCACAATCGGCTTGCTGGAGGACGAGATCAAGCGCCTGCACCGGAAACTGCGAAAGCAGCGCGAGAAGGTCCACGGGCTGAAAAAGGCATACGGCCGCATCTGGCGGCACTGGCGGGTATCTCAGGACATGCTCGGCCAACAGTGGCTCACCATAGGTTGCGCAGGCTGCGCTGAGCTTGAAGCGATCCGGGCGCGCGCAACCGAGGGACAGAAATGATGATGCAATCCCCCACCGCCTTCGCCCGAGCCCGCGCATCCCTGGGCGAGACGCACTGGTATGCCCTGATGGCGACGCATCAGGCTGGCCTGCGTGAACGCACATGGGGCGCCCGAAAGGAGCACGGCCGCTTCACCGGCGGCGAACTCGCCATGCCCGTCGAGCGGTTGCTCGAGGCCCGCGGCTTCAGCGTCTACGTCCCGGCCGAGACGAAATACATCCGCCGCAACAAATACCGGCGGCAGGAGAAAAAGCGGGTCTACCGCGCCCTGTTCCCCGGGCTCGTATGGGCCGAGATCGCCGACGATCGCCAGTGGTATCGCGCCCTCACCACCCCGTTCGTCCGCGGCGTGCTCATGGGCGACAACGGCAAGCCCCGCCCGTTCTACGAGTTCGAGCTGTGCCAGATCGACGCGATGGTGCGGCAGAACACCGCCAAGCCGTACCACAAGCCCATGCCGACCAACCGCGCCTTCGATCCCGGCGACAAGGTGGAGTTTACCGACGGGCCGATGTCCGGCATGGTGTTCGACGTGCAGGCGATCGACGGCGACATGGCGAAGATCACCGCGTGCCTGTTCGGCTCGGAGCGGCTGGTGAAGGCGCACCTGTCGAACTTGGCTAAGGTGGCGTGATAATGAACTACGAGGCTGGTAGGCACTACCTAATCACGACAACGGACTGGTTTTTCGCTCCTGACGGAGAGAGTTACAAGGCCGCATATGGACCGCTGGTCGGCGTCTTCTCTAGCGAAGATACGCTCGGAGTTCGGACTAATTCTAGATCAACCAACTGGTATGTTCATCTGGGAAACATGATGATTGCCGGTTGTCAAATTAACTATGTCATCCAATCCGACGATGTGAGCTTCGCACCACCGACCGCAGAGGCAGATTATAATGGCGAGCGAGTTGGAAGCCGTGCGCCGATCACGCGGATTTACGACGCTAGGCAGAGCAGCTTGGCGAAGGTGGCGTGATGGAGAGAAAGGAGACGCACATGGAAAGATCGGAGCGCTTGGCGCGCCGTTCTGAGCGGGATCTGCGGTTGTGCGCGCTCTGCCTAGGCATTGCCGCGGTTTGCCATCTAATGGCCTTAATTTCGAGGCTGACGTGACGAAAGCGATCCCACCGCAGGAGGCAGCCAAGCGGATGAAGGAGATCGCGGACAATCCAGACAATCGTCATGATGACCACATCGCCGCCGACGCTCTTCTGTGCCAGGTGCTGCGGTCTCTGGGCTATGGCGAGGCGGTCTGCCAGTTCAAGCGCATCAAGAAGTGGTATTCATGAGGCACTTGCATAACGATTGCGCCTATGGCAATGTGCGCGGTGACGCTGCCGATAACAAAGAACCAAGTAGGATTGTGTCCCGGTTTCCTTAAATTCCATTTTTGGAATTTTTGAGAAATCTGGGGCGAAGCTATGTCCGGCGTCAGGAATTCCCCTAGAGCGAGCCGCCACGGTGCGCTGGGGTAGCACATCCTCGTCATGAGCGGCAGTAGCGAGCGCATCCGGGGACGCAGGGCCGTAGCCTTACGCCGTGCGCGCCTGAGAGCCGAGCCACTGTGCAGGGACTGCATGGCCAAGGGCCGCGTCACTGCATCGACTGTGCCTGACCACATCGTGCCGTTGGACCATGGCGGCATAGAGGACGGGCTAGCGATAAGTCCGAACATCCGCTGTTTGTGTGACCCGTGCCACGCCAAGCGGACGCGCGAGCAGTTCAAGCATCAGCGCATGGAGCGCATGGATGGTTGGCGACCCCGATAGGGGGGGGCGGGTGAGAAACCCAGAGCGCCCCTAGCTGGAAACGCACCCCGCCCTGCAATTTCACCGAGAGCAGTTTTGAAGATGGGTAGGGGCTGCTGACCTAATGTCAGATCGCATCGCGCAACCGCGGTATGGGTCGATCTTCAGGGACGACCCCGAGAAGGCTGAGACTGCGAAGGCGAAGTGGGCCGAGGCTGTCGCGCACCTCAAACTGAACGATTGGGTTTCCCCGGGGCGTCTTGCGGTCGCGGATCGCTATGCGCGAGCCTACGCGGAATACGAGGCGCTTTACCCGATCGCAGCGGCAGAGGGGCCGGTGAAGGTCGGGCCGAACGGCGGCGATGTGTTCAATTTCACCTGGTCTGCGGTCGAGAAGCTCAACGAGAGGCTGGCCAAGTTGGAGGCCAAGTTGAAGATTGACCCGAACGACGAAGGCGAGCGCGTTCCGGCCGCGCCAAAGACAGCTGCCGACGCCTACCTCGATTGATCGAACGGACGCCTACGCGAGGGATGTCGTCAGCGGCAAGATCGTTGCGGGTGAGTTCGTGCGCCGGGCGGCGGAGCGCCATTTGCGCGACAGGGTCGAGGGGCCGAAGCGCGGCCTCAAGTGGGATCAGGCGGCGGCAGACGAGGCGATCGACTTCTTTCCAGCGGTGCTGAGCATCACGGAAGGCGTAAAGGTAGGGCAGCCGTTCAGCCTGCTGCCTTGGCATGTGTTCGTGGTCGGCTCGATCTATGGCTGGAAGGATCGAGACGGAAACCGGCGGTTTCGGTTCGTTTGGATCGAGACCGGCAAGGGTCAGGCGAAGGCATTGGCGCTTGATACACCGATCCCGACGCCGTCCGGGTGGACCACCATGGGCGCGCTGCGCGACGGCGACACGGTGGTCGGCGATGACGGACAGCCTTGCCGGGTAGTTCAGGCGCATCCTGTCGTCACCGGGCAGGACTGTTACCGGGTTCGTTTTGACGACGGGACCGAGATTGTAGCGAATGCCGGACACCTCTGGCGCACGGAGATGCGGAGGTCCGGGAACAGTGGACGCGCGGCGACGACTAAAGGCGTCCCCTTGGCGCAGCGTGGGGCGTGGCGGAAGGGCATCAGAACCACGGCGGAAATCGCCGCGACTCTGACCTACAAGAACGGACGCTACGCCTCGGCCAACCACAGTGTCGGGATGACAGAGCCGCTGAATTTGCCCGACGCGGCCCTTCCCGTTCACCCGTATGTCCTCGGGGCGTGGCTCGGGGATGGGGATAGCGACGGCGCCCGCATGACGGTCGGAGATGAAGACGCAGCGACGATGACTGACATCTTGTCGGCGTGCGGCGTGGTCCTGTCTCCGCAAGGCGGTCATCGTTTCCGCTTCGGCCTTCGCTCCGGCAGAAGGTGGGGGGCGCGGGCCGAGAATCTGGGTAGCCGCCTTCGGGGGCTCGGGCTCTACGGGAACAAGCACATTCCACCCGCCTATCTACGGGCATCGCGGGATCAGCGCCTTGCGGTTTTGCAGGGCCTAATGGACACGGACGGAACCATCGGGGTCGATGGCCAGTGCTGTCTCGGCGTCACGAACCGGCGGATCGCAGAGGGCGCATTGGAGATAGCGCTTTCCCTCGGGCTCAAAGCGACGGTGGGCACGGAGACGGCGCGCCTGAATGGCGTCGATTGCGGTGAGGTCTATAGGGTTCGGTTCTACGCGCCGGAGGCGCTGCCCGTCTTCCGCTTGCCGCGGAAGCTAGAGCGTCAGAAGGTGCGACACGGACGTCGGCGCCTCTCCGGCGAGAGGCGCATCGTGGCGTGCGAGCCGGTTGAAAGCGTGCCGGTCCGCTGCATCACGGTGGATAGCCCGTCGAGCATGTTCCTCGCCGGTCGGGAGATGGTGCCGACACACAACAGCCCGCTGATGGCGGGGCTTGGCATCTATGAGATCGTAGGGCGCAAGAAGCAGCGCGCCGAGGTCTACGCCATCGGCGAGGACCGCAAGACCGCCAATGTGATGTTTCGGGATGCTGCGGCGATGTGTCGTGCCCCGATCCCCCGGAAGGGCGGGCTGACGCTGGAGGGCGCCGGCAAGGTCGTCATTCGCGGCTTCGGCGACAACGCGTGGAAGATCGAGCATCCGGGTAGCGGCTCAAAGTTCGAGCCCGTCGCGAACAGCGATGCGATCTCGGGACCGAAGCCAACGATGGTTCTCGGCGACGAGATCCACGAGATGAAGACGAACAAGGCCATCTCGATCTGGCGCGCGGCCATCGCCAAGATGAGCGGCGACCCGATGATGGTGCTTGGAACCAACACGCCGTCCGTCGATCAGCAGGTAGGCACGACCTACAGCGAGTATTTCCAGAAGGTGCTGCGCGGTGAGTTCACCGACGACGGCGCGTTCGCCTATATCGCCCGGACGGACAAGACAGACGATCCGTTCAATGACGAAAGCTGCTGGATCAAGGCGCTTCCGGCGCTGGGGATCACCTATCCGGTCGAGAACATCCGCAAGGAGGTCCAGACCGCCAAGGGAATGATCTCCACGTCCCTGACGACGAAGCGGCTATACTTTGGCATTCCGGTTGGGACGGCCGGATTTTGGATCGATGAAACGGCCTGGCTGAAGATCCAGGGCGAAGTCGATGAGCGGGAGATGAAGGGACGCCGGCTGCATCTGGCGCTGGACCTTTCGCAGAAGAATGACCTCACGGCGCTTTCCGGCTGCTGGGAGGGCGAGCATATCCACGTCAAGACGTGGTACTGGACCTGCGAGACGAGGCTCGCCGAGCGCAGCACCGCAAATCAGATTCCCTACCGGGAACTGGCGGAAGCCGGGCTGATCGAGATCACGCCTACGCCGATCATCGACTATGAGTTCGTCGCGCTACAGGTGCAACGGCTGTGCCGCGAGCACGACGTGTTCCAGCTCGTGTTCGACCCGTCGTTCATCGGCGACTTCATGAAGGCGTGCGCAGACATCGGGTTTGATGTCTGGCGCTACGAGGGCGACGATAAGCCTGCAGGGGTCGGCCTGCGCCTGGTGGGGCACGGTCAAGGCGGCAAGGTCGTTTTCGAGGGCAAGCAGCTGTGCATGCCGGTGTCCATCCGGCATTTCGAGGATCATATCCTGAAGGGCACGGTCACTGTCGACCGCAGCAGGTTGACAGACATCTGCGCGTCGAACGCCGTCATCCAGGCGGATGCGCAGAAGAACAAGTTCTTCGAGAAGAACAAGTCTCGTGGCCACATCGACGGGCTCGTGACGATCGCGATGGCGGTCGGGTCGGCGACTTCCGAGATGGAAGCCAACACGATCGACATCATGGCGATGATCGCCTGACACCCGAAAGGGCCTCTCAACATGACCACCATTCGCAAGGCCGCGGCATCCGCCGTTGGCCCTGATCTCGAGTTTGTCCTCTCCGACGAGACCGTGGATCGCTACGGCGACAAGGTCATGGCGACGGGCTGGGTGCTCGCGAATTTCCGCAAGAACGCGATCGCGCTGTTCGGGCACGACAGCCATTTCCCGATCGGCACGTGGAAGAACGTGCGCGTCGAGGGCGGCAAGCTGCTCGGCAAGCTGGAGTTCGCGGCCGAGGGCACGTCCGCCCGGATCGATGAGCTCCGCAGGCTGGTCGAGCAGGGCGTCCTGCGTGCGGTCTCGGTGGGTTTTCGCCCGCTCGAAGACGAGCCGATGGACGAGAAGAACCCCTACGCCGGCCGACGCTACACCCGGCAGGAGCTGGTCGAGTGCAGTGTCGTAAGCGTGCCGGCCAACCCGGCGGCGCTGGCGAAGGCTGCCCAACTCGGAATTTCCGCTGACGTCATCACCTTAGCCTTCGGCGAGCGCGCCGATGGGGGCGGGGTGACGCGTCACGGCGCTAGCGGCGAGAGCGCCGCCCCCCGAAACGCCCCCAACATGAGGCACACAATGAAGACGCTTTCCCAGCGCATCGAGGATGCGCAGACCGATCTCGTCGCCAAGCGCGACAAGCTCGTGGAGCTGAATGCCGCGGACGCGCTCGATCTCGACGCGATCGAGGAACTGAACGCCCAGCTCGACATGCAGGAGCGCGCGCTCGCGGCCATGAAGTCGTCCGAGGCCAAGCTCGCCGGCACGACCACCAGGTCCGGTGAGCTGGCGGCTCCGCCGACCAACCGCCGGCCGCTGGGGTTCCAGCAGCGCGAGGTCGACGGCTTCGACTTGATCGTTCGGGCGGCCGTCGTCAACGGCGTCGCGATGTTCGGCGGCAAGTCGATCGACAAGGTGCTCGATGAGCGCTACCCGGGCCATGAGGCGACCGCGATCATCTCGAAGACGGATGCCACCATCGGCACGACCAGCGTCAGCGGCTGGGCTTCCGAACTGATGCAGACGAGCTACGCCTCGTTCGTGGACGCGCTCCGCGGCCGGTCGATCTACCCGGATCTTCGCCAGCGCGGCATGTCGCTGTCCTTCGACCAGTCCGGCACCGCCTATATCCCGAGCCTTACCGCTGGTGGGGCCAACGGCTCGTTCTTCGGGGAAGGCGCTCCGATGCGCGTCGGCCGCATCACCACTGCGGCGACCACGATGACCCCGCGCAAGCTGGGCGTGATCGTGCCGTTTTCGCGCGAGGCGGCGAAGCGCAGCACCCCGAGCCTCGAGGCGCTGGTCCGCGACGCGATCGTGCGGGACACTGCGGCGATCCTCGATGCGGCCCTTCTCGATGCGACGGCCGAAGACTCGGTGCGGCCCGCGGGCCTGCTGAACGGCGTGTCGGCAACCGCCAGCGGCTACGGCGGCGGCGACTACATGGCGGTGATCGAGGATATCTCGGCGCTCATGGCGCCGTTCGATGCCGCAAACGCCTCGGACGGGATCGTGCTCGTCATGCACCCGGCGCAGTCCCGGAAGCTAGCGATGATGGCGGGTCCGGACGGCACCTTCGGGTGGGCCGACAAGTTCCTGTCGGAGTTCACCGTCGTGCGGTCCACGCACGCCACGGCCGGCCGGTTGATCGCGCTCCGCGTCTCCGATTTCATCACGGCGGCGGGCGACGCCCCGCAGTTCGAGATGAGCACCCAGGCGACCGTGCACATGGAGGACACCACTCCCTTGGAGATCGTCGAATCCGACTCGCCCGACGTGGTCGCCGCGCCGGTCCGTTCGTTCTTCCAGACCGACACCATGGGCATTCGCATGGTGATGGACGTGTCGTGGAAGATGCGCCGCTCCGGCGTTATCCGGTGGATCAACAGCACGAGCTGGTGATCCTCCAGCGCGGGGCTTCGGCCCCGCGCAACCCCCTTTCATCTTGTGCGGGATAGTCCGCGGGAGAAGCTCCAGATGGCAGTTCGCCGTTTCGTCGTTCCCATGACCGTCAATGCTGACGGCGACGGGACTTTCTACACGCCGCCCATCTATGGGCATCTCGTCTCGTTCCGCTACGTGAAGATCGATTTCGCGGACGGCATCGACTTCGTTTGCACGCTGGAGGCCACGGGCGAAACGCTCTGGGCAGAGGACAGCGTGGATGCGTCGGCGACGCGCCATCCGCGCGCGGCGACGCACTCCACGGCGGGCGCGGCCTCGCTCTATGCGGCCGGTGGCGCTGCGGTGAATGGCCGGATCGCCATCGCGGGCGACCGGATCAAGATCGTCGTGGATGGCGGCGGCGTCTCCAAGAGCGGCACGCTTCACGTGACCGTGGACGGGTGATCTGACATGGCACGCTCGCGCAAGTTCACCGTCGTCGCAACCTCGAACGGGTCGCAGGTCGGCACCCACTACACGCCGTGGCTCAGCGGCTTCATCGAGTCGATCCAGTACGTCAAGACCGACTACACCAATGGCGTCGATTTCGCTGTCACGTCGGACGCTACTGGCGAAGCGATCTGGACCGCCACCGACGCCAACTCGGCCGTGACGGTTCGCCCTCGCGCCGCGACCTGCAACACGTCCGGCGTCGCGGCGCTGCACGCGGCAGATACCGGCACGGCGGTGAACGACCGCATCGCCCTCAGTCGGGATCGGGTCAAGATCGTGCTGGCGCAGGCCGGCGCGAACAAGACGGGGACCTTCGTGGTGACCTTGTCCGATGCCTGATCCGGTCTGGTATATCCTGGACGGGGGCGATGTGGCGGATCCGCTTGACGTCGCCCCCGACGCCTCCGGGATCCTCAAGCACAAGGACGGCCGCGCGGTGGCTTACAAGCCGCACGGCCCCCGCGCGCGCATGGTCTCCGCCGACGAGGCGGAGGCCTATCGCACCCGCGAGATGCAGGCAGAGCCGCCACTGGCGGCGGAGCCACCCAAGCGGACCTACCGCACGCGCGAAGTGAAGGCGCGCTGACTTTGGGGAAGCGGGCCAAGCGGAAGGCCGTCAAAGGCGAGATCGTCAAGGCCGCCGAAGGCGAATATCGTTCCGGCCCCTATGTTCTGGACGACGGCTGGCTTCCGGCGGGCTCGGCGTGGAATTTCTGGCAGATGGGCCAGAACCCGCGCCCCTACGGCACGCACTCGGCCATGGTCGAGGCTTGCGTTTCGGCCTACGCGCAGACGATCGCGATGTGCCCCGGCGACCACTGGCGCTTGCTCGGCAACGGCGGGCGCGAGCGGGTTACGACTTCCGCCCTGTCGCGGATCCTGCGCCGGCCGAACGACTACCAGTCGATCAGCGATCTCAAGCTGAACCTAGCGCGCAATCTCTACGAGCACGGCAACGCCTACGCCTATGCGATCCGCAACGACCGCTACGAGATCACCGAACTGCACCTGATGCGCCCGAGGCAGTGCGCCTGCTACGTGGGCGATGACGGCTCGATCTTCTACTCGCTCGGCGGGAACGAGATCGTAGATCGCCGGATCGGCACGACGATGGTCCCGGCTCGGGACGTGCTGCATGTGCGCCTCCACACGCCACGGCATCCCCTGAAGGGCGAGAGCCCCATTCTCGCGGCTGCGATCGACATTGCGGCGGGCAATGCGGCGATGGAGCAGCAGCTTGCGTTCTTCCGGAACCAGGCCAAGCCCGGCGTGATGTTGGCGACCGACGCCGCCATGACCCGAGAGCAGATCAACGAGGCGCGCGAGCGGTTCCGGGACGTGACTACGGGTGAGAATGCAGGCGGGACGCCGGTGCTCGCTCACGGGCTTAAGCCGATCGTCGTCGCCACGAGCGCACAGGACGCGCAGCTGGCCGAAACGCTCAAGATGAGCGACCAGGCCGTGGCGCTGGCGTTCCGGGTGCCGCTCCAAGTGTTGGGAATCGGCGGCACGCCCTACGCGTCCACGGAAATGCTCATGCAGTCGTGGGTCAGCACGGGGCTCGGCTTTGCGCTGAACCACATCGAAGAGGCCTTCGACCGGCTGTTCAACCTGCGCGGCGTCCCAGAGGAATACGTGGAGTTCTCCACAAAATCCCTGCTGCGATCGGCGTTCAAGGATCGCCTGGAGGGGCTCGCGCGCGGCGTGTTGACGGGCATCTACAGCCCGGACGAGGCGCGGGCCGAGGAAGAGCTCCCCGAGGTCAAGGGCGGCTACGGCGAAGAGCCGCGAGTGCAGCAACAGGTCGTGCCGTTGAGCGCATGGGAGAAGGGGCAGATCGCCGCTCCTGCCCCCGCTGCTCCGCCGGCCCCGGCTGCGACAGACGAGGGCGAGGATGCAGAACGGAATAGCCCAGACGCGATCTTCCGCCGCCTCGATGTCCTCCGCAGCCTACACTGAGGCGCTGGAGCGCGCGCTTGCCCGCGTCATCTCGGATGCCGAGCGCCAGATGCAGGCTCTGGCGGCCCGCTGCGACGCCACGGTGGCCGCGATGCAGGCCAGAGTGACGGACGCGGAGACGCGGATCCTCGCGGCGGAGGCCGTTGTTGCTCGCCGTTTGGCGGCGACAGAAGCGGACATAGCGTTGCGCGTAACGGCGCGGCTGGCCGAGATCGAGCCCGTCGACGTCGCGGAGACGGTGCGCGGCTTGCTGCCGCCTCCGCCCGAGCCGTTCGACCCATCGCCGCTGATCGATCGGATTGCGGCGGTCGAGGCGCGCGAGATGCCTGCGCCGTTCGATCCCGAGCCGCTCCGCAGCGAGTTCTATGGCAGCCTTGCCTCCGTCCGGAAAGAGGCAGCCGACGCGCTGGCGGCCATCCCAGAGCCGCAGGAGCCCGCGCCGCTGCCCGACATCCCCGGGCTGGTGGATGAGGCCGTGCGCGCCGCTGTGGTGGAGCTGACGGTCGAGATAGACGGCCGTAAGGACGCGGCATCCGCGGAAGTAGAGCGGATGGTTGGCGATGCCGTCGCGCGTGCTGCTGCTGCACTACCGCCGCCTGCACCGGGCAAGGACGCGGATCCCGAGGAAGTGCGGGCGATGGTGGCCGGCGCTGTGGAGGCGGCTGTGGCGGCTATCCCTGTGCCCAGCGACGGCAAGGACGCGGACATGGATCAGGTCCGCGCGTGGCTTGACGAGGCAGTTGCTGCGCTGCCTCCACCGAAGGACGGCGAGAGCGTCGACCCCGATACGGTCAAGACGATGGTGGACGAAGCGGTTGCCGCCATTCCTCCCGTCGATCTTGAGCCGCTGCGCGAGGAAATCGCTGCGGTGAAGTCGGCCATTCCGGTTCTGCCGGAGCCGGCTGACCTGAGCGGCTTCGCCCTGCGGTCGGAACTGCCGGTGCTCCCGGAGCAGAAGGACTGGACGCCTGAGATCGAGGCGCTGCGCGAGGAAATCGCCGGCACGCGCACCGAACTCGGCGAACAGGTCGCCAAGATCGCCGAGCACCGCGGCGTGTTTCCGATCGCGAAGGAATGGGCTGACGCCGTCCACTACGAAGGCGCGGTTGTGCGGCACAACGGCTCGCTCTGGCAGGCTGTCCGGGACACGGGCAAAGCCCCGGGCGGGGACGATTGGGCATGCCTCGCGGCGGGTGGAGACAAGGGCGACCCAGGTGAGAGCATGATCGCCCGCGGCACGTTCGACCCGGCCGAAGAATACAGGCGGCTGGACGTGGTGGCCTACGACGGCGGTGGTTGGCTTGCCAGGACGGACAATCCTGGCGCGATCCCCGGCCCCGGCTGGCAGTCGATCGCCACGCGCGGCGGTCGCGGCAGGCAGGGCGAGAGCATCAAGGGCGATCCCGGCCCGGGCATCGTGGCTGGCGAAGTGTCCGACCAGGGGCTGGTGACGCTGACCAACGGGGACGGGAGCGAGGTCGAGATCGACCTGTATCCCGTGCTGGTGCGGCGATGAGCCTGCGGCGGATCGAAGTGGCGACCTTGCCGATCTCTGTCGCGGAGGCGCGGGCTAACGGCCGGATCGATGCGGACACGGACGACTCCCTGGTGGAGATCCACATCCGGGCGGCGACGGCCCATGCCGAGCGGCTGTGCGGCTGCGCGTTCAGCCCGCAAGTGTGGGAACTTGTTCTAGATTCCTTTCCGTCCAAGGAGATCAGCCTCATCATGGGGCCGGTCTCCGAGGTCGTCTCGATCAAGGCCATCGACCTTGCGGGGGCAGAGCAGACCGTCGATGCCGCTGACTACGTGGTCGATACTGCGTCCCGCGTCGGCTGGGTCGTCCCGGTCGCATCATGGCCGGCGACGATGGAGACGATCAACGCAGTCGTCGTTCGGTTCATCACAGGAACGATCGAGCCCGATGCAAAGCAAGCGATCCTGTTGCTGACCGAGCACTACTACGAGAACCGGGCAGACGGCTCGGAGGCGAGCGTCACATCGATCCCGTTCGGGGTGCGCGAGCTCCTGTCGCTGCATCGCCGCTGGTTCATCTAGGCGACCCGCCAACGACTGAAGAAGTCGAGCGCAACTACAGTCATCGCAACCATCCAAACCGCCTACTGGCGGCCGAGTAGGAGCTAAGCCATTGGCAACGTACGTGAAATACGAGCCCTTCGCACAGAAAATGTGGAACGGCGACCTCGATCTGTTCGGAACCGAGGACACGGTCAAGATTCTGATCGCGTCCGACGCGCCGGTTGTGGCAACCGATGACGAGGTCGCCGACGTAACGCAGGTCACCGGCACCGGCTACACGTCCGGGGGCGAGGACACGCAGAACAACTCCACGCGATCGGGCGGAACGGTCACCGGGACCGCGGTGGATGTCGTCTGGACCGGCGGCGCTGGCGGCTTCACTGCGGGGCGGTATCTGATCCAGTTCGATGACACTATTTCCGGAGATCCACTGCAAAACTATTGGGACTACGGGGCCAACTTTACTGTGGCTGTTGGTGAGACCTTTACAGTTGACTACGGCGCGTCGGTCTATACTTTTACATGATGGCGGAAGTTCTTGATGCTCGTCCCGCCTGGGTCGAAGAAACCCTCGCCCGCATCGGCTTCGTCCGCGAGGGCGTGACCTACTACAACGCCAAGACGCCGCAGGACTTCGAGGCGGTCCACTGGGACGAAACCCAGCGCCTCAATCAGCGCGTCGCCTGCAAGCGGACCAAGGTCGCCAAGCTCGGCGCGGACGGGCTGCTCCGTTACAAGCCGTGGCTCGCCGATAACTGGATGGCTCAGAAATGGGTCGCCCAGCTCGAGCAGAACCAGCTGCTCGCCTCGTGCTGCCGGCACCCGGAGAACCACGAGATCGGGGCGTTCTATTCCTCGGACGAGGATCAGGCCAAGGGCGTCCCGGACATCTACATCTTCTTTTGCACCTGTGGTCGAATGCATCGCAAGTTCTGCGTCGGCGGCACCAAGGGCTTCAAGACCAACCACCTCGGCGAAGTCGAGCACGAGATGGTGCCGCTGGTCGACCCGGAAACCGGGCAGCCTGCTCTGAGCGAAGAGGGGGCGCCGGTCATGGTTTCGCGCCCCGTTCAGCTGCACGCTCCCCGCCCCATGTGGATGATCGACGGCAAGTGACATGCCTCGCGCGCTAGGGATCAGGATCGGCGTCCCGGGGGCGGCCGAGGAAGCGCCGTCCTATACCTCCGGGCTCGCCTACGATCTGGAGTGGACGCAGAACACAGCGATCACGTCGATCAACCTGGCGACGTGCTTCAGCGGATCCACGGCGTCCTACAGCGTGGTTGAGGGCGCGCTGCCGAGTGGCGTCACGCTGTCGTCGGGGATCATCAGCGGCACGCCGACCGGCTTCCGGGGCCGGAACTGGATCACCATCCACGCGGAGAACGGCGCGGGCGAGGACGATCGCCGCTTCCTGCTCTCGGTGAAGCCGGATGAGGTGAGCGGTGCCTTCGGGACGCCCTACGCTACGATCTACGACCCGACGACGCTCGGCGTATCGACCATCAGCGCCCAGACCGTCGCGGATCTCAACGACGTCCTGATCCGCGACATGACGATTACGGGGCAGCTCCAGCTCCGCGGCGTTAACAACGCCTGCATCACCCGATGCGCGATCTCGCACTCGGCCGATGCGGACGGCCTGCGCCTTTCGCAAACCGGCTCCGGCTGCGACCAGATCGTCGCCTACGGCAACAGCATAAACTCCAGCGGCCGGGACTCGATCGGCATCTCCGGGGATTGGCCGTTTCACGGTCCAGACCTGCACATTCTGAATAACTACATCTACAACTCTGGCAACAACGCCTCGCCCAAAGAGCACGGCATGTATATCATGACCATGTGCTATATCCACGGGAACATCGTCTATAACTCCGGCTACGGTAACGCGATCTCCACGCGCTCTTCGGCGGATATCCGGTGCAACTTCGTCTATACGGCAAACGACGCTGGCGTGAGCTACTACTGCGACCATCCGGAGTCAGACCCGAACAGCTGGATTTGCCGCGGCAACGTGGTGGTGAATGCCGGTCAGGACGGGATTTCCTACGACTTCCTGCTCCGCGACGTGCCGGACGCGAACAACCGGGTTTCGACATTCGAGATCGTCGGTAACTGGGGCACGGCCGACGAGGGCCTCTACGAAGCGCAGACCGGCTACTCCGGCGCGAGCATCACGGCATCAGGCAATACAACGCTGGCGAGCGATGCTGCTGGCCTGGCCATGTTCCCAGCGACGCCCTGGGTCTAACCCCCACCTAGGAGACTATTTTGGCCCAGACCTTCAGCTTCCCCGTCGTCGGGGAGAACGAAACCGCGTTCATTTCGGGGACGTTGACCGTCACGCTCAAGGAGGCGGGGCCGACCTACATCCCGGTTCCCGGCCTGCCGGCGACCACGATCACCAAGGGCGGCGCTCCGGTCGTGATCCCGGCCGCGCCGCACTTTAGCGGCGTCACGTCATGGTCGCTCGGTGCAGGCTCGCCGCCTTGGGCCAGCATCAACCCCGCAACCGGGAACGTCACCCTCACGCCACCGGCGGCCTGATGCCGCTGGTTACCGTCGTCGGCACGAACGAGAGTGGCTCGGTCTCCGCGTCGTTCAATGTGACGGTGAACGAGCCGTCCGGCCCCAACCCGGCCGACTACGGCCAGGTAATCGCCAACCAGAGCTTCCCGAGCGGCCTCTCGCTCGATGGCGTGACCAATCGGGCCTACGTCAACTGCACCTTCGGCAGCATGGTGCAGTTGCGAAACTGCCACCACCTGCTGTTTCTCGGCGGAACCCGGATCGGCGGGGCAGAGCGGGGCTTCAAGATCCGCGAGACCGGCTCGCCGTGCAGCGATGTCATCTTCAGCGGCATCACGATCCGGGATATTCAGGGCGACGGCTTCCTGATCTCCAACCAGAGCGGGCCGCACACCGGCGTTCAGATCATGGATTGCCGGCTCGACAACATCGGGATCGCCCCGGCCGCCGTTGGATCGGGTCTGGTGCACGGCATCTACTCGTGGACGGAGGTCTACTTCGCCCGGAACAGGGTCACCCGCTGCGTCGGCGGCAACGGCGTTTCGCTCCGGGGCGGCGGCGTGGTCGAGGGGAACTGGATCGCGGACTGCCAGAAGGGCGGGATCACCTATTTCGGCGACCACCCGGCCGGGCCGTCGAACCGCTACGTGATCCGCGGCAACGCGGTGACTGTGCCGAACCCCGGCGGTGGATATGCCGACATCACTCTGCTGACCCCGCCGACCGCGTCCTACCGGGTCGGCAACTTCGAGATCCGCGACAACGTCATCACGCGGCCGGTGATGATCGGCTCGGGCTACGGCGGCGCGGTGATCACGCAGAGCAACAACCAGATCCGCACCGACGCGCAGGTGAGGGCGCTGTTCCCAGCGGGGTAGCCCATGGCTTTCGTCAGCGGCAGCTATCCCTACCTGAACCTTTCCGGGAATAGCGTAGCCAACGTTCCGATCGGCACGGCCTCGGCTGGTCGACTGGTTGTCGTTTCGATCATCTACACCGGCACGTTGGGGGCCGCGGGAACGATCGGCGGCGTCACCGCGGCCCGGATCAACACCGGGTCTCGCGTGCTAATGTGGGCGAACGTCCCGACTGGCACGACGGCGACGGTCGACTTGCCCAGCGTGACGCAGATCGGCGTTGCGGGCGTCTGGGAGTTTACCGGGCTGCTGGCGACAGCCTTCGATACCGCGAGCGGCACCACTACCACGTCGACCACGATCGACGTTGCTCAGGGTGGCGCGGTCGTCGCGCACTCATGGACATCGAGCGGAGGCGGAACCACCACCTGGGCCGGCGCGGCCGAGGACACAGACAGCCTGCTGGGGACGATCAACGTCCGCATGTCGGGCGCGAGCTCCACCGGCATGTCGGCCGAGACCGGTCGCACGATCTCGTCGTCTCACAACACCGTCTCCCTGCTGGCGGTGTCTTTCGAGCCCGTAACCGCCTACACGGTTGCGGCGGATGCCGGGTCCTATGCGGTGGCGGGTCAGACCGCCTCGCTCGAGTTCGGTTACGAGGTTGAAGCCGCCACCGGTGCCTATGCGGTAACCGGGCAGAGCGCGACGCTAGCGCGGGCGCTGCCGATGGTGGCGGCGGCCGGTTCCTACGTTGCCACCGGACAAGCGGCCGATCTGGAGCACGGCTGGGAGGTTGACGCCGCTGCCGGGTCGTACGGCCTCTCGGGGGCGGCGGTCGACCTGGAGCACGGTTGGGCCATTGCTGCGGCAACGGGGGCCTACGCAGTCACCGGCGCTGATGCGACGCTGACCTACACGCCGATCACCGGCTACACGATCAGCGCCGATGCGTCGTCCTACGCCGTTACCGGCGTCGCCGCGGCGCTGGAGTTCGGCTTCGCCGTCGATGCGGACGCAGGTAGCTACGCCCTGTCCGGGTCGGACGCGAGCCTGGAGCACGGCCGCGAGGTCGTGGCCGACGCCTCGGCCTATGAGCACCTCGGCGGGGCTTCGACTTCGTTCGAGCTGATCGGGTATCAGGTCGGCGCGGACACCGGTTCCTACGCTGTCACCGGCACGGCCGCGTCGCTGGAATTTGGCTACGCCGTTGACGCGGACGCCGCCGCCTACGCGGTCAGCGGTCAGTCCGCCGACTTGGAGTTTGGTCGGGAAGTCGCCGCAGACGCCGGGTCCTACGCTGTCGCGGGTTCGAGCGTGGGCCTGTCGCGCGGGCTGCCGATCTCCGCAGGGGCGGGCTCCTACGGTGTCGCCGGGCAGACTGCGGACCTTGAACTTGGCCGTGAGGTTGCGGCCGAGGCAGGCTCCTATGCCGCGACAGGCTCGGCGGTCGATCTTGAGTTCGGCTTCGCGATCGACGCGGATGCTGGTAGCTATGCGACCACTGGTCAGGCCGCCGATCTGGAGCATGGCTGGGCGGTCGACGCAGACGCCGGCTCCTACGGCATCACTGGCAGCGATGCCGCTTTGGAGCGAACGTATCTGCTCGACGCCGCAGAGGGCTCCTACGGCGTCTCTGGCGTCGATACTGCGCTCACCTACGAGCCCATCGGCGCTTACGTCATCGGCGCTGACGCGGGCTCCTACGCGCTCGCGGGGGCCGATGCGGCGCTTGAGTTCGGTTACGCGGTCGATGCCGATGGCACGGCCTACGGGATCGCCGGGCAGGATGCCTCGCTTGAGTTCGGTTTCGCGGTAGACGCGGACGCTGGCGGCTACGGTGTTTCGGGCGCGGCGGCCTCGCTCTACCACGTCCGCGTGATCGATGCTTCGGTCGGGGCGTACCTGACCACCGGCTCCGATGTCGGTCTCGCGCAGGCCAGAGCGCTCGCGGCGATCGAGGCGGAATACCTCGTTGCCGGTTCCGATGCCGGTCTTGAAGTCGGCTACATGGTCGACGCGGAGGCCGGTTCCTACGGCATATCCGGCGCTGACGTTGAACTGTTCTACGGGCTCACGATCGGCGCAGCGCCCGGCTCCTACGGCGTCACCGGCGCTGATGTTGATCTCACCTACCGTGCTCTAAGGCGGCCGACCGGTCGAGGCGTCCTGCGCCCCGCCAGCATCTCAACTCAATCGCGCCCCGCGGCGCTGTCTACACACAGGAGGCCCTAGGCCGCCCGCATCTCGATCGTCTTCCCCGCCGCGGCGAGGATGTTGATCAGCTTGTCGACGGAGAACAGGTCAACCTTCCCGCGCAGAAGGTCGGAGATACGGGGCTGGGTCAGCCCGAGACGGCGCGCCGCTTCCGCCTGGGACCAGGCGCTCTCGCGGATAACGCGCTCGATCTCGCGCATCAGCTGAGCCCGAACCTTCATGTTCTCTGCCTCGGCGGGGGTATCCTCGATCGCGTCCCAGACGCTCTCGAACTCTTTCATGTTCAGCCTCCTTTCAGGTCGCGGAACCGTTTGGCCGCCAAAGCCTTGTCGGCCTTGCTCGTCTTCCCTGTCTTCTTCTGGAAGCAATGCAGCACATAGACGGCGTCGGCGATCGTCGCAGTGTAGATGACCCGAAACGCCCCCGCCTCATCCCGGACGCGGATTTCGCGGACGCCCCGCCCGATCGACTGCATCGGCTTCCAGTCCGATGGGTCCTCGCCGTTCTGCACCTTGTCGATCTGATAGCCGGCTTCGCGCCTCGCGGCCTGCGGGAAGGCCCGAAGGTCTTCGAGAGCGCTACCGCAGAACCTGACCATCTTGCTCATAGGATGGTTATACAGAATTACGCATAAGATGGCAAGAGGAAACTGTAATGAGCGACATCTCAATCACCGCAGCGAACGTCATTGCGGGCGCGAACTCCATCCGTGAGGCCGGCATCGCTGGCGCGACGATCACGGCGGGTCAGGTGGTCTACAAGGACGATACGACGCGCAAGTTCCTGTTGGCGGACGCTGACGGTGCGGTTGCGTTGCGGACGCCCTACGGCATCGCCCTTAACGGCGCGGCGCTCAACCAGCCGCTCGGGGTGCTCCGGGCCGGCGAGATCACCATTGGCGCGACCGTGACGGCTGGCGTCGCCTACTACCTGAGCGACGACCCCGGCGGCATCTGCCCGCTCGCGGATGTGAGCGGCGGGGACTACATCGTGCAGATCGGCCTCGCCAAGAGCGCCACCGTCATCGTCGTGGACTTCCAGATCACTGGCGTCGCGACGGGGGCCTGATGGCTTGTGAGGGCTGCAAGGCGCGCCGCCGCTACATCGTCAACGCCCTGGGCCGGCTGGTTCCCTACCTGAAGGACGACAGCGATGGCGACGATCGAAGCGGGAAAGCTGAAGCACCGGATCGCGCTGGAGCGCCGGCAGGAGATCAACCCCGACGCCCCGAATGACTACGGCAACACCGTGGCCGATTGGGTTTCCGAGGGTGAGGTCGCGGCGCAGTTCATTGCGCTTCGCGGCGGCGAAGCCGTCATCGCGGGGCGGCTTCAGGGTCGCCAGCCGGTGGTCATCCGGGTTCGGGCCTCTGCGCTCACGCGGTCGGTCTCGTCGGACTGGCGCGTAACGGACGTGCGGAGCGGCGTTTCCTACGCGGTGCGGACCGTGACGGAGACCGAGGATCGGGCGGCGGTCGAGATACTGGCAGAGAGCGGAGTGGCGGCGTGACCGCAACGGCTAACATCGCCAACGCGGACCGCCTGCTGAGGAAGCTGCGCAAGCTGCCCGATGCGGCACGCCAGCAGATCAGGGCCGCAATGGCGGAGCAAGCCGAAGAGATCGTGGAGATGATGCGTCGACTGGCTCCGGCGCACATCAAGCCGACGCTGGGCTGGAAGTGGGGCGGCAGAGCACCGAAAGGTTCGATGTCGATCGGGCGGGTCCAGGTGCCTACAGGCGATACAGCGATGACGCTGACGATTTACGCCACCGAATGGACATCGCGCTGGTTCGAGTTCGGCACCGCCGAGCGGTTCCACAAGAGCGGTAAAAGCGTGGGCGCGATCACCCCGCACCCGTTCTTCTTTCCTTCATGGCGGGCTGGACGGAAAGGCGCAAAAGCGAAGATGCGCACGGCGATCCGAAAGGCCGCCCGAGACGTGGCGCGTAGCGGATGAGCCCGGCCCTTGAGCTTCAAGGCCTCATCGTCCCGCGCCTCAAGGCGGACGCAACACTGGCCGCGATCATCGGAGCGCGTGTGTTCGACCATGTCCCGCGCAGCGCCACCACTGGCGCGGTGACGGCGGAATATCCCTTCGTTGGGATGGGATATTGGAGCGAGACGCAAGATGACGCGGACTGCATCGAAGGCGGCGAGATCTTCGGCCGCATCGAGTGCTGGTCGCGCAGCGTCGGCAAGCGCGAGGCGCTGCAGCTCGCCGAGGCGGTGCGGGCCTCGCTGCACAATGCCGACCTGACGTTGTCGGAAAACGCCCTGGTTCTGATCGAGTGGGTCCGGACCGACGTGAACATGGATCCGGACGGCCTTACCGCCCACGCCACGGTTGAAATCCGGGCGCTCGTAGAGCGGCCCTAAACCTCGCCATAGGAGACAAGCATGGCACAGCCGACCACCGCCCGGCCGGGCAAGATGCGCATCCTCCTTGGGAATGGAGGCGGCCCAGAGGTCTTTTCCGCTCCCTGCGGCATGACGACCAAGGGCCTGACGATCACCAAGAACCTGTCCGAGGTCAGCATTCCCGATTGCGACGACCCCGACGCCGCCTTCTGGCAGGCGCGCGACGTCGAGAGCCTGTCGGCGGCGATCAGCGGCGAAGGCGTGCTCGCGGCCGAGAGCGAGGACGAGTGGAATGCCGCAGCGTTCAGCACGGACGCAATCAACGTCAAGGTGGAGATCGAGTTCTCCACCGGCACGCGGACCTATACCGGCGCGTTCCACATCGACAGCTTCGCCGTGTCTGCCCAGCAGGGCCAGCGCGTCAGCGCCAACATCTCGATGCAGAGCGACGGGATCCTGTCCTCGGCTTGGGTCGCCGCGTGAGCCGAGACGCCTCCCTGACCCTCGATTGGGCGGACGGAACTTATCCGTTCCGTCTCGCCATCGGCGAGCTGCGCGAACTGCAGGAGAAGGTGGACTGCGGCCCGCTCGTGCTGTTCCGCCGGCTGCAGGACGGGTCGTGGCGCGTCGATGACATGGCTCAGATCCTGCGGCTCGGGCTCATTGGCGGCGGCATGACGCCAGCCGAGGCGCTGCGCCTGACCCGGGTCTATGTCGAGCAGCGCCCCCCGCTCGAGAACGTGCTCCACGCGCAGGGGGTTCTCTGGGTCGCCCTGGCGGGCGCGCCGGATGAAGCCGCAGTTCAAAAAAAAAGCGCAGGGAAACAGAGGCGCTCGCCGAACTCCCGCAAGGCAAATGGCGCTTCGCCACGATCTACGGAGCAGGTGGCGCAATAGGCTTTCCGCCCCGCGAGGTGGACGCGATGAGCCTCTGGCAGTTCAACGCTGCGGTTGAGGGCTACCTCGACGCGCACGTGCCGGAATATGGGTTAAGCCATGCCGAGGCAGATGAAATCTGGGCCTGGATGCAGGAGAAGGAAGGGCTGCGGCCGAACTAGTAGCGGTTCAGCTTCACGCCTTCGAGCGGATCCGGCGTCGAGATGCGCGTCTTTTCGACCCGTTGTGCGAAGGCGACATAGGCCAGCGCGAAGATCCCGAACACCACGCCGAGCGCGAGCCAGACGAATACGTTGCGACCCTTGGCGGTGGCAACCACGGCAGTCAGCCCGCCGAAGAACAGCCAGAAGATGAGAAATTCCATCCGGTCCTCCTGTTGCGAATGCAGGAGCAAATCGCGTCGGGATGCCGGGCATTCAAGGGGAACAAATGGCGACAGACCTCGAAAAGCTCGTCGTCAGCCTTAGCGCGGACTTCAAGAGCTACGAAAACGCAATGGCCAAGGCCTCCGGGATCACCCGGAAGCAGCTTGCGCAGATCAAGGCGGATGCCGTCGCGGCTGGCGGCGGATCGGTCGTGGCGTTCGACGGCGCCGCCCGGAGCGCGAAGAAGTTCGGGAGCGGAGCGTCCGCAGCGGCCCGTCAGGTGGCGCAACTCAAGGGTCAGACGGGAAACCTGGCGGCGCAGTTCAACGATATCGGCGTGCAACTTGCCGGCGGTCAGTCGCCGTTCCTGATCGCCCTTCAGCAGGGGACGCAGATCAACCAGGTGCTCGGCGGCGCGGGCGCGCGCGGCGCGGTGGCGGCGCTTGGCGGGGCGTTCATGTCTCTGCTCAATCCCGTTTCGCTCGCGACGATTGGCATTATCGCCGCAGGCGGGGCGGCCGTGCAGTATTTCTCATCGCTCTTCCGCGATGGCGACAAGTCAGCCGAGGAACTGAAAAAGCAATCCGACCTGATCCGCCAAGTGGCCAAGGATTGGGGCGACGCGGTTCCGGGTATCCGCGCCTACGCAGACCAGCTTGAGAGGGCGGCCCGTAGCGCCGACATTCTCCAGGCGGCGCAGTCGGTTCAAGATCAGATCGCCGGCAAGCTGCTTGAGAGATTCCGGGCGCTGACCGCAGAACACAAGAACGCCATCAGCCTTATCCCGGACGTGAATCGGGAATACGGCGTTCTCGCCGGCAAGATGGAGAGCGGCGGAGCGACCACTGAGGATTTCCAGCGCATTTTGGACATCCTTGCGTCGGTTCTCGATACCGAGACTAGCCCTGCGCTGGAGACCCTGCGCGCCGCGCTGGCCGCAATGCAGGCGCAAGCCGCGGGGGCGGCATCCTCGATCGCGCAAGTTGGTAATGAAGCGGCAGTGGCGGCCGGCAAGGTTCGCGACTTCGCGGCTGCGCAGGCGATGCGCGACAGCACGCGCTCGGTTCTGCAGGACCAGAAGGATTTCGTCGCCGAGCAGGATCGGCTGAACAGCCTTACGGCCGATCAATTGGCGATGGAGCGCGAGATTGCATCCGTCCGCTCGGACGCTGAGCGCGACGGAACGGTCATAGATGCCACCACCGCCACACGCCTGGCGCAGGATAGACTTGCGGCGGAGAAGGCCCGCGCTGAAGCCGCAAAGGCGGCGCGTAGTTCTGGCGGCGGCGGTGGTGGCGGACGCTCCGCGTCTGTCTCCGAGGCCGAGCGCGAGCGCGAAGCGGTCATCAAGCTGATCGAGGCGCTGCAGTTCGAACAGTCGCTGATCGGCGCTACCGACCTAGAGCGCGAGAAGGCGAACCAACTACGCCGGGCCGGAACTGCCGCAACGGCTGAGCAGCGCGCCCAGATCGAGGGCATCGTCACTGCGTCCTACGCAATGACGGAAGAGCTTGCCCGCACTGAAGAGCAGATGGAGGCGCTGAAGGATCTCAGCCGCGACGTGCTCGGCGGGATGGTGGAAGACCTGATCGACGGGGCGGACGCAGCGGATGTTCTGTCGAATGCGCTGGCCCGTGTCGGCGGATCGCTGATCCAGTCCGGTCTGGATGCTCTGATCGAGGGGGCGTTCGCCGGTCGAACTGGATCGGCTGGCGGCATTTTCGGTGGTCGGATCATCCCCGGCATCCTGCACAGCGGCGGCATCGCCGGCGTCGATGGCTATGGACATGGCCGCAGCGTTTCGCCGGCAGTGTTCGCCAACGCGCGCAGGATGCACACCGGCGGCATCGCCGGCCTGATGCCGGGCGAGGTTCCGGCGATCTTGCAAAAGGGCGAGCGGGTCATCCCGCGTGGCGGATCGGGGGGCGGCAACATGGATGTGCGCGTCTACGTCGATCAGGATGGCAACTGGCAGGCGGCGGTGGAGCGCATTGCCGGCGCGCGCGTGCGAGGCGAAGCCCCCCGGATCGTCGGCCAGTCGGTGAAGGCGGTGCGGGACGGCAATGCCGCGTCGGCGCGGTTCTTGAGTGGCTAAGGTCTACGCGTGGCCTCCGGTCTACGCCTTCGGTCCGGAGTGGACGATCGACGCTCCCATCAATTCATCGGCGGCGTGGCCGAGCGGTGCTCGCTATGCGTCGTCGGCCGGGCCGGTGCGGAGACTGGCGAGCCTCAGCGTCTCAGCGCTCGCCTGTGGGCGGCATGGCGCGGGCTACATGGAGGCGCTGAAGCGGTATCTTGAGGGCGGCCAGCACTACGTGCGCCTGGTCTCGCGCCGGATCAACCGCGGCCCAGCCTATCCGGACGCGCTGCGCCAAAGCGGCGTCCTGACCTACAGCGGCGCGCCAGGAACATGGATCGGCCCATGGTATACCGGCACAGTCCTGACCGCGGCTCGCACGTCGCCGGACTTCACGCTGCAGGTCGAGGGGCTGCCGCCCAGCACCACGGTCGCTTGGCCTGGCGAGTTTGTGACGGTCTATCGATCGAGCGATCAGGCCGAAAGCACGGTCATGGTCTCCCGCCCGGCTCGGTCCGACGGCTCGGGCATCGCCAACATCCGCACGGTGACTGAGGCGGCATGGAGCGGCCGGATCAACATCGGCACGTCCGAAACGGCGGTGTTCGCCGCCATGGGCATCCCGCGCTCGGCCCGGCCTCTGTCCGGCGATTGGTTCTACGACTGGAGCTTCCGCGAGGTCTTCGCGAGCGAGCTTTCCGGCGGCTTCGAGGAAATCGACCCTTGGTGAGCAGGGACGCTGGCGGGACGCTTCTGGCCGAGTTCGCCAAGGATTTCTTTCACCCGGTCGTGCTCGTCTACGTGGACTGGCCCGTAACACCGATCAGGGCGCACACCGGCCGCGGCACGATCGCATGGGGCGGGAACAACTGGTCCGGCGTCTGGCGTTTCGGGGCGGTTACCCTTCCCCCGGAGACCGGCGGCATGGCGACGGCGAGAGCGACGGCGAGCATCGTCGGCCAGCCGGAGGAAATCTACGCGCAGCTTGACGCGCCGATCCGCAACCGGGCGTGCGAGATGTGGTTCGGGGCAGTTTCGGAGCGTGCCGGGGACACCCTGGTCGGAACGCCGGTCTCGGTCTTCTCGGGCTACATGGACGCTGCCCGAGCGCCGATCCTCGAGACGGAGAGCGGCTTCGAAATGGCGATGGAGGTCGAGTTCGCGAGCGGCCCCCCGGCTCGAGCGCGCGGCTCCTACTACCACAGCGATGCGGATCAGCGACGCGCCTACCCGACCGACAGCGCGGGGCGGCTGCTGATTTCCAACCTCGCCAGGTCAGCGACGCTGCGGTGGTAGGTCTGGCGGAAGAAATCATGTCCCGGCCGTTCGTCTGGGGCTGCTGCGACTGCGCTACGGCGGCCTGCGATGTCTACGCGGCCTTGCACGGGGTTGACCCGCTGGCTGCCTTCCGTGGGGCCTACAGCAGCCACGCAGGGGCCAAGGTGTTTGCAGATAGTCATGGGGGCATCCGCGCGCTGTTCGCCCGCCTGATGGCCGCCACGGGCGCTGTGCAGCGCGATCCGCTTCCGGGCGATCTCGCGTTGTCGCTCGGGTTTGCCGAGCAGTGTGTTGTGATCTGTGTCGCACCGGACGTGTTCATGTCGAAGGGGCTGCGGGGTGTCTGGACAAGCCATGCCGCAGAGCTCGCCTACGGCCCGGAATAAATGCCGCCCCTGATAGCGGCGGCGGGCACCGCCCTCTCCGGCTGGGTCGCGGCCGGCGGTATCGCGGCTGCGGCAACCCAGCTTGCCATCGGCGCCGGCCTGACGCTCGCGTCGAGGCTGATCGTCGGCGGCCCGCCCACGCCGGAGGCTCCGAAGACAAATCTTCCGGTCCCGTCCTCGCGACCGGAGTATCGGTTCAACTACGGCGAGCGTTTCGTTGACGGCTCGCCGATGTGGTGGCGGAAGGATGGCAAGCTCTACCTCTGCGCGATCCTGAACAGCAGGCCGAGCGCAGGGTCGTTTGCGTTCATGATCGACAAGCGGCCGGTGACGCTGAAGGCCGGGAATATCTTCGACTTCAACTCCGGCGGCGTTGAAGTGTCGTCGCCGGAGCGATTGGACGGATACGCCTATCTCTGGATAGGGCGCGGCGATCAGGTATCGCCCCCCGCTGATATCCTGGCCGGCGACGGCGCGGCTTACTTCAACGCCACGGACGGCTGGCGCGGCAGGACGGTTCTCTGGGCCAGATTCCAGAAGGGCGCAGCCAAGGATGCGGCCAAGCGGTGGCCCAACGGCGTCCCGGTGGTTCAGGTTTCGGCTCAGTGGTCGCGGGTCTGGGATCCCAGGATCAGCAGTCAGGATCCCGACAACCCGAACACATGGACGTGGTCGGCAAATCAGGCCCTTTGCGTCCTTGACGCGCTGCGAACGAACCCGATCCGGCGGTGGCCGCTGAGCCAACTTTTGTTGCCGAGCTTCATCGACGCCGCGAACGTCGCCGACGAGAATGTGGCGCGCATTTACCCCGCCGGAACGGAAAAGCGATACCGTGTCGACGGGCAGATCATCTTTCGCGACGGCGAACTGGAGGCTCAGATCGAGCCGCTCCTTGCGGCCGGCGCGTCGCGGCTGACGCACATCGGCGGCAAGCTCGGCATCGTGCCTGGGGCCTGGTCGGCGCCGGTCTACACGGCAAGCGCGACGATCGGCCCGCCCGCCTACGAGCGGTGGAAGCCCGGCAAGAGCCTGACGACGGGGGCGCAGCTTTCCTACGTCGATGCGGAGGGTGACGAGCAGCTGACGCCGCTCCCGGTCTATGAGGTCCCCGGCGCGATATCGGCGGACGGCGAGGAAAAGATAGCGACGGACGATCTCGCGTTCGTCATGTCGCCCGGGCAGGGACAGCGCGTGCAGAAGATCAGGGCGATGCGCGCCCGTGCTCAGCGAAGCCTGATCTGCACGCTTCCGCCGGCCGCCTTCAACGTGGTCGCCGGCTCCAACATCACCGTCGCCCTGCCGGCGCCCTACACCCCGGCGAACGGGGTTTATGAGGTGACGAGTTCCGATCCCGGCGTGTTCCTGCGGGAAGATGGCGGCGTCGCGATGCGCGTCGAGGTCGAGGCGACCGAGACATCCGAAGCCGTCTACGCGTGGAGCCCCGCGACAGAAGAGCGGGAAATGGCGGCTGCGGATTATGACCCGAACCCGCCAGAGATCGAGCGCGGCGGAGTCATCACGGCGGCGGTCGGACCGTCGGTTTCACAGGACACCGGCGGCTCACCGATCAACCGCATCCGGTTTCAGTTCGACCCTAGCCCGACCTACAGCGTCGACGGCTACGAGTGGGAATTCCGGGTGGCATCCGACGACTGGGAATCCGGG